CCCCCCGTTAGAGTATATTCTAACGGGGGTAATTATATTTTTTTGTGCTGCTTTTAAAATATAAATCTTACAAAGATAACAGATAGCATTGAAATTAAAATAAGTAGTGATTTACTTATTTATATGGGGTATCTTTTGCATTCAATCACTAATTTTGAAGGGAATCAAAATGAAAGTATCACTGATGTCACATCGAAAAGTCTCTCAGGAGACACGCCAGTGAAAGACCAGCACACCAAAATCAAAGGCTATCGCGATCTGTCGGCCGGAGAGATCGCGCTAATGAACGAGGGCAAGGAGCTGTCGCAGAAAGTGGGCGAGTTTGTCGCGAAGCTGGGAGCCGCTGAGTTTGCCCAATCCAATCTCCAGGTGCCGGACAAGCGTTGGCTGGCCATCGGCAAAACCGACCTGCAGAAAGGCTTTATGGCCGTGATCCGCAGCATCGCGAAACCAACCACTTTTTAAGGGATTAAAGTGAAAATTACCATCTATGGAAAGGATAATTGTTCTTTCTGCAAACGTGCTGTTGAGCTTTCTAAGCAGTTGAAATCACAGGGACATGGCGATTATGAGTATATCGACATTGTTGCTTCTGGTATCGATGCAACAGCGCTGGGAGAGCTTGTAGGAAAGCCAGTGCGAACAGTCCCGCAAATCTTCGTCGACGGTGAGCCGATTGGCGGATACACTGAGTTGGCGGCTTTCACCTCAATCATCTAAACCAAAGAGGCTCGACAATATCGAGCCTCTTTCCGACTAATCCTCTTCTTTTTATTTATTCTGTAGCCACGGATATAAAAAGAGATTAATCACGAAAAATAGGCTCTCACTTCAGCACAATTGCTACAAGATTAAGTTAAAAAATAACGGTGTTTTTTTATTCACAGGGCATGAGATTACGACGTCTGGCGACAGAATCACAAGACGATCGTTTATCTTCTATCTAAAAATCTTGAAAATCACCCTCGATTAATATTGAATGAAGCTAAATAAATTTCAATACTCCTATTTAAATTACCAGAAATGCTCTCTAGCAATATATGGTCTTTAGCTCTTTCAGAATAATTAATAGATCTATTTAAAAAATCAGGAATCCATATTAAATTATTAATGTCAATTTTTCCGCCCCCCTCACGCATTATGGTTGCCGCAGCCAAAAAATTCATGCAATAAAGGCGGTATAGCAAGGCAGTTTGCGCATCATTACTCAACCCGCCTCCCGCTAGAGAAATCATATTAGAGAATGTTTTCAACATTACCCCTTCATCAGGGGCATTTGATATTGAGAAGCCAAAGTCTTTTTTAAAATTTTCTTTAGCTTTTTCCAAACCATTTTTTTTTCGCCAAAAACCAAACATACCCCCGCTCCATTCCAAAAAATAAAATCACAACATTTACCATAACATCTGTAATTAAAGTCTACTGTTGGCACAGAATTGCCTGTTGGGTTAGGTTTAGCTCTGTGCCATAGCTGTGTCATGTCAAATCTGAGCTAATACATTTAATTTAGGCTTCAGACAGAAGCTTTTCTTTACCTTTTCTCTGGAAAAAGTCATGAGTTTCTTTCATACGAGCCGCTTTCAACCGAAGAGCCTCTTCCAGTGTCAGAGGTTCTTTACGAGTTTTCTTTGGTTTTAAATTCAATGACATACCCTCTTCCTCCTGGTTCTAAATGAGTGTGGATCTTATCGATTCTGTCGCTAAATTCATGTCTTAACTTCATTAGCGTTCGCATGTAAAGCCGTGACAGAGCTGGCGAGTACGCCAAAAACGTATAACAATATGGCCTATGCCTATTGTAGTGGTAGATGATAGCACGGTCAATTATTGTACCAAGCTTGTTCGGGTCGTAAGACTTCGGTGGTTCGAACGAGGTGCCTTTTTTGATGTTGCTGACGAGGTCGAAGGCGATTTCGTAACATCCACCCATTTGATTCAGGAGTGTCGGCCGGACTCCAGTGAGAATGCCGTCCGGGATCTCTAAAAGAGAGTCATCATAATCAACAATTTCGTTGAAGTGTACTTCATATACTTCAGGTGGAGTACCTACGGTATACAACATGCGATGCCGACCGTCAGGCATTAAGGCCTGCAACTTGCTGAACATATGCATAATGATTGCTTATAAGTCTTATGAAACATGTGCAGGAAGGGATACCATTTCCGCAGAGAATCATTGCTTCGGAAGAAGCATGCGCTTGGTCTTGATAAATGGTAAACAAAAGGCTCCCATTGGGAGCCCTTTTCGTTTAGCTGATTGAATCAGACAGCAATCGGCTTAGTCACAACCTGCCCGTTCTGCTCAGCTTTCTTCTTAGCCTGCAGGAAACGCTGGATCATATCGTTCTTCTGAGCGCGGATTGCGTCGTAATTGATGTTCTTGTTCATTTTCTCAGTTACTCGTCCGTATAACATAGCAAGCCCCCTCAATGTGTACTATCAGGTTCTTGTCCTGTGCATACTTCCTAACCAGTCGGTTATAGACTCGGTTCAGTTCTGCTGAGTATGCTTCAAATGTCAAAACTTGGATGCGTTCAGTTTCGGATATTCGAAGAATAATGTCAATTAGTGTTCTGTAAAGGTACTGCATCTCCGAAGGGTTCAGATCTGGCGCACCAGGTGGTTTCTCAAACATTGAATCACAAGCTTCATTGCTTTCGGCCTCGATGTTGTAAAAACTCACTACACTTATCGATAGTGTAGCAAGTTCTGCGCCAAAAAGTTGATTCAAGGTGCCATTTTCAGATTGGTCTTCGGCACAGAAAACTAACCTGAATGTAATCTGCCTGGTTTCATCGCCTGAAAAAGTGAAGCAAACATCCGTATACTTAAAAACCTCAAAACCTTGCAATTCATCGTGCAAGATTTCGTGAAAATGCTTCATATCTTTCTCTCTAAGATTAAGACTAATTGCCGAGAGGGTGGAAAAGTTGTAGTCATTCTACAGCAAAATTAAAGGGATGGGAGTAGTTCCGCACAGTTTTGCAAATCAATAAAGATATACGCAAAAAAATCTAGTTTCCATTAAAACGCCCTTTTGTGATTCCATACTATATAAGTATGGAATCACAGTGAAAAAGAGGGTACATTGCCGTTGACCGATACAGTTAAATACAGTTAAATACTGTTTATTCATACAGTATTACGGAGGCGCAAGTGTATAATTCTTTTGATATTGACCGTGCATCAGAAAATTGCTCCGCCGAAACTGTTGAGTATTTGAAACAATGCCAGACGTTGACCGGGAAACAGATTGTCTCACTCAGAGGCGATTCGTCGTTCGATGAGGCATTTATGCTTTTTACACGGCTGTCGTTGCTGGTAACTCGCCGCCGCCCGGAGCTTGGCGTTCACTGCATACTGATCCACGCTATGCCGGTGATTGGCGAAATGAAAGTTGAAGACATGAACCGCCTTGCAATCAATCGTCTGATCAACGCACTCGTTCTGGATGGTAAGCTAGTCCAGAGCCGCCGTGTATTTTCTGTTATTAAACAGTTTCTTGGTTGGTGTGAGTTCCAGGGCATTATCGAGTCGTCGCCACTCGCCACGATGTCTCTAAACAAAGTGGCTGGCGGAGCAAAACCAAAACCGCGGGAACGAGTGCTTACCGACGATGAGCTGGAGAAGTTTTGGCATATGTGGGATTTTGCTGAAGTGTCAGAAAGTACGCGCTGGGCGGCTCGCTTTATTCTTTGCTCAGCCAGAAGACCTGATGAAGTCCTCCGGGCCAGGCGAGACGAGTTCGACCTTCATAGAGATGTATGGAATCAAGGTGAGCGCAACAAATCTGGCCGCGATCACTCTCTTCCTATCAGTCCAATAATGAGGATCTGCATCGACAAAATGATAGACGCCGCTGGTGACAGTGAGTGGCTCGTACCGTCCCCAAAGACTGCCGCGAAGCCAGCGTCAAAGGTGATGGTCGCACAAGCCTCGCGACGGATAATGGCGAAGAAATATCTATCAGACGCTCTACCGGAACCGTTTGAAATCAGGGATTTAAGAAGGACAGCAAGAAGCTCGCTGTCCAGACTTAACGTAGATCAGGATGTGGCCCGTAAGATAATGAACCACAGCCTTGAGGGGATAGATCGCGTCTACAACCGACACGACTATATGGATAGGATGATCGAGGCAATGTTAGCTTACTCTGATTTTTTGATGGAAAAATGTAAAATCAATCAGTAATGCCTAGTTTTTTCTTCATCTCATCATTCTCTTGCTTCAGTTTTTGGATGAATTGGTAAACCTCTGGCTGACGTTCAGCAAGGTACATCATCATAAACTCGTCAGGTGGTGCGCCAACCGATTTAGCAAAAGGAATGACCTTATCGATAGAAAGATGAGCGCGGCCAGATTTGATAAGAGAGATGTTATTGGCATTTTCAAAACCAATCTCTTTGGCCACCTGGACTTGTGTCTTGCCACAGGTCAGCATAGCTGCGGTCATAAATGGACGATAACGACCTTTTGACTCTTGCATGAAATTCACTCCGCCTTGTATTTAAATTATATATTAGTATTTACATACTTACCGTGAACAGTAAGTAATTACATATTTATGTATTGCTCAAGACTAAACCACCAGATGAAAAATGTAAATACAAGCCGTAATTTTTGGTACTTAGCTGCTTTCCTACACTACAAAACCTAACATGTCAATAGGCTAACAACGTAGTTTTTGTGCAAAATTGTTGTAATTCTAAGGAAATAATAGTAATTTTGATCCGCGTCAAAATTAGGACACATTAGTAAACAATAACCTATTAGATGGTATCAATATGAATACAGTTTTGAATTGGATGTACTCGGCATGTGAACAATCTGCAACCACTGTAACAGATCAGATTGGTGCAGACTTGATTTGCGAGCTGGGTGCTGAAGACCATCAAATTTCGGGGATGAATGATGTTTTTTTTCATATTAATCACTTGCATAAGGAGTTTATTTTAATGCAAAGCATGTCATGTTTCATCCTCATTTGTTCCCGAATTAAGTAAGATTTCGCCCCTTCTTTTTTGTCTTTTTATTTACATTGATTATGTTTATTATGCCCATAAAAGTAAGTAACCATTTATGGGCTAGGTATGGAAAAAACATCTGTTAAAGACGTCATTAAGTTCCGCGAGGCAATAAAGAACATTGTATCAATGCTGGTCGACCGAGACATCCCTGTCATCGAGCGAGGCGCCAAAGCGTATGTCGAGTACAACGTCAAAGGCGAACCAGTTCTAATCTGCATACCATCCATTCCCGATGACGCCAGCGATAAATTTCTCATGGCAATACGTGGATTTATCGACCATGAGGTTGCACACGTGCTGTTTACCGATGGCGTCGTTGGGAAGGGTTATGTATGGAATGCTGTAGAAGACACCTTCATCGAACGCAAAATGGGCGAGATGTTTAAAGGCTCAAAAGCGAACCTTCTTAACACTCAGCGCCATGTCATCGACACGGTATTCACCCCTAAAGAAAGCGAAGCGATCGCCGACAAATCAGGCGATCCTACGCGCATGTTTCTTGAGTTTTACCTTGTTCCAGTGCTTCGTGCGTGGAGTGGCCAGTTGCCGTTTTCTGACTATATGGCCGACCGCTGGGAGCACGTCAAAGAGCCTGTTTCTCTCTTGCTGAAACACGGCGTTGATAAAATGATACCCAATATCCAGTCCACCAACGACAGCTTGGCCGTGGCCGCTAAAATCGTTCAGCTGCTGGTCGATAAGCCAATGGAGGATAAGAGCGACCCGTCAGAAAGCGAAGAAACCCCACCTGAAAAGAAAAAACCTGACAGCTCGACGCCGACTCCAGAGCCAAGCGAAGACGAATGTGACGGTGAAGACGATGCCCCGAGGCCTGATGACGGAGAGTGTGAGCCGAGTGAAGACGATAAAGCTGAAGGTGGTGATGGCGAGTCTGAGAGCGACGGCGAGTCGGAAGACGACGAATCGGAGAGCGGCGGTGGCGGTGGGTCGACTGGAACCGGTGATATACCAAAGCCATCCAAAGAAGATTTAGACCGTCTGGGGTCGATGGAGCTGCCTGAAGGCTCCGATGACATGTCAATGGAAGGCGCGATGAAAAGCGTAATAGCCAGTGAGTCCGAGTTTTTGACCGGTTATCGCCCGTATGAAAGAACCTATGATTTCATGGGTAAAATGGAAGATGCTTTCGGTTTTTTCGAAAACATAATATCCAGTGGCGTGAAAGAGTTCGATATGTACGGCTACCCAGGCAATTATCGCGTTTTACCTGCGCACGAATCGATGTTTGAGAAACATATAAAGCCTTTGATAGCCGGCGATATTGTCGCGACGCTGGCTAAGGATCTTGAGCGAGCGATAGCCAGTCAGAACCGTACTCAGTTTATCCCTGGGCAGAGGAAAGGCAGACTACATGGGCCGAGTCTTCATCGCCTCACACTTAACGATGACCGGGTTTTCCGTAAAAAGGACATTCGCCGCGCGGTTAACTCGTGTGTCCAGATTGTGATTGATATGTCAGGCTCAATGAATGGCACAAAGATAAAAACAGCGTGCGCTGCCGCTTACACACTAGCTGACGCTCTGTCACGTATCAACGTTAAGACAATGATTACAGGCTTCACCACTTCCACACGACCAGTTCCAGGCAAAGGAGAGTTTAACCGCTCCGAGGCTCTTTTCCTGCCGATTATCAAGACGTGGGAAGCACCAGTGTCAGGTAAGCAAACCATGATTAATATGGGCGCAACCGCCAAAACAATGGTTCTGGCCGAGAATATCGATGGTGAAAGTATTTTAGCCTTATTGCAGCACTTCTCTGGCCGTCAGGAGGATCGGAAAATCATGCTCGTACTCAGTGACGGAATGCCACAAGCACAGGGTCGCGGATTGTCTGAGCACCTGAAGCAAGTTACCAAGCAGATAGAGGAAGAGTCGGATATTCACCTAATGGGGATAGGCATAATGACGTCTGCGCCACGCCACTACTATCGTGACAACATCTGCCTGAGCAGTGTAGGTGAGCTGTCTGAGACGCTGATTAAGCAAATGCAACGCCTGCTTTCGTAGCATTTCTTTGGTCAAAAAAGATAAGTAAATACTTATTTCATTGCCTATTACATATAAGTATTATTAGCACACCAAAACAATTCAAAAGGAAAACACATGACGGTCAAATCGCAAAACCAAGAGTCAGCGCCAGACTCGCCGGATGAAAAGCCAATTTTGTGCAAGTGGTGTGAGGGTGACACGCATCATGTAGGCTCTCACTTCATTCGTAAGAAGTGCAGCGCCATTCCGACTGAGCATAAGGGGAAAACACCGGAAGAGCTGATCCGCGCTTATGTGGCGCAGTTCCCCGAAGCCCCAACGATGTCAGCTGCCGCAGCTAAAAAACTGAAAGAGAAAGAGGCAGAGAAGAAGAGTGTAAAAGAAGCGGCGGTTGTGGGTTATGCCGGTTTCGAGGATTACATGGTCGAAAAGGTAGCTGTGCATGAGGTTATGGGTCTTGACCCGGAACTGCTTGTGTCAGCGTCTGGCGAACCTCTTCGCATTACCGTCAACATCAACAAGCCATTCCCGGAGTTCGTGCCAAAGGCGAAACCAGACTATGTATTCGGTGACATCGATCTGCTGAAAGATGTCCTGATGATGATCGAAATGGGTATGCCTGGCTATTTATGGGGTCACGCTGGAACCGGTAAGAGTACGCTTCCAACTCAGATTTGCGCACGTCTGAATCGCCCCATCATTCGCTCCCAGCACACCGCCTCGACTGAAGAGTCGCATATTTGCGGTCAGATTCTGGTTAAGAACGGGGCGACTTACTTCGAGCCGGGATTACTGGCAAGCGCTATGCGTAACGGCTGGGTATATCTGGCTGATGAGTACGACTTTGCCTATCCGCAAATCCTCGGCGTGTACCAGCCAGTGCTGGAAGGTGAGCCACTGATCATCAAAGAAGCGACACCGGAATGGCGTTACGTTGAGCCTCACAAACGATTCGCCTTTATCGGAACTGGTAACACTAACGGCTCTGGTGACGAGACTGGTCTGTATCAAGGCACCAACATTCAGAATGCGGCGAACTTCTCACGCTTCGGCATCGTCTCCCATGTTAAGTACATGAGCGTAGAGCAGGAGCGGTTGATGCTGGAGCAGATGGGCCTACCAAAAGCTCACGCGACTATGCTTGTCGATTTTGCCACTCGTATTCGTAACGGCTATGAAGCGGGGAGTATTAGCCAGCCAATCGGACCTCGTGAACTGCGCAATGCAGCGATGCTCGGCATGGCTCATCACAACTTCAGGAAAGGCGTTACCAAGTCATTCATTAACAAACTGCCATCCACCAGCGCTCTCGCGGCGACAGAAATGGCTCAGCGTGTATTCGGTGATGGATAAAGGTTGTTTTGGTTCGGCGCTAACAGCGTCAGAAAAAAGCGAGGTCTGCGCCCGTTGTGGTGACAGGCCTCGCTGTCATGATGAAGCTCGTAAAAACATTGAGTCCATGTTTGGAAAGTTCGCTGGTTTCCCGGTCGACAGCATCAAAAATAAAAAGAAAACAAAGAAGGAAAGCACATGAAAGCATTAATGGTACGCACTGACTTTTCCCTCGGGGAGTCGGCGTTAAAAGCCGGTCGTGTCGTGCAAGTGGCAAAAGAGCTAGGTTACTCAGCCGTCATTAGCGCTGACACAATGAACCTGGCATCAATCATCCCGCTGCAGCAATCAGCCGGCGACGACATGGCCGTCGTCTGCGGCGTTCGTCTTATCGTTAGTGATAACCCATTCCATGAAGGACTGGTGAAAAAAGCAAAAGAGTCAGGTGAGGAAGTACCCGTTTACAAAATGGGTCGCCAGTACAGCTTTACTGCGCTGATCAAAAACAACGAAGGGTATAAAGACCTTTGCGAGCTGATGACGCTGGGCAACCGCCGCGAGCAGTTTTACTTTATACCGCGGATCTCACTGAGGCAGCTGGTTGAGACATATGCCAAAGGTAACATCTTACTTCTGACTTCTGACCGTGACAGCATCTTCCACCGGCCTGATTTCGTCAGTATTTTATCCGCCCTACTTTCTGCGGGTGGTCGCGACAACTTCTATAGCGTCGTGTACCCCATTTCCACGCCTTTGTATGATCAGCTGAACAAGAAGGCAATGAGCGTCGCCCAGGCTCTTAAAATCGCTCCTGTGGCGTTCTATCCTGCATATTACGAAAAGGAAGAGGATGCTGACCTGCGCGACATTGCGCACATGGTTATCAATAACATCAAAACAGATCAGCCTTATCGCTTCCATATCCCTCACCAACGCGATAACTCAATTCAGGACCGCAAGCATTTGCTGGTTCGTCTGATGGAGTTCGCCAAGCGCATGAACGTCGAGGGCGTCAGTTCCGCCATGGTTAACGACACTCAGGATGAGATCATCTCGGCGTGCAGCTGGCGATGGCATGAAATGCCGGTGAGTCTTCCAGTAATGGCAGAAGACGAAGGCGAACAGCTAACTCGCATGGCAGCTGAAGGCCTGAAACGACGCTTAACGACGCTTGAGTTTGGATGGAAGCCACCGACCGAACAGTACCCAATGTATATCAACCGTCTCCGCTATGAGTTATCTGTGCTGAAGCGCCTGGGTTTCTGCGGTTACTTCCTGATGGTGGAGAACTTACTTACGTGGGCGCGAGAAGAAGATATTCCCGTTGGCCCTGGTCGTGGCTCATCTGCAGGCTCATTGGTTGCGTGGGCTATTGGGATCACCAATATTGACCCTCTACGTCATGGATTGCTGTTTGAGCGTTTCATCAACCCGGAGCGTCTCGACTTACCCGATGCGGATCTGGACTTCAGCCAGGCTCTGCGCCAGCGTGTTCTTGAATATCTTGAAGAGCATTACGGTGAAGACTATGTCGCCGGCATTCCAAACTTCTCATATCTGGGCATGGCTTCGGCACTGCGTGACACGGCGCGAATTTATGGCGTGTCGTCTGAAGATATGGCCGTATCAAAGCAGCTGAAGCCATTCGATGACGAGGGCTTATCTCTCGAAGAAACACGCGAGCAGTTGGGGGCGCTGGACAAATACGCCAAAGCCAATCCAGAAGCGTTCGAGGCGGCTTGTAAACTCCAGTCACTGATGCGCAGCTACAGCAAACACGCTGCAGGGGTAATTGTGTCTGGCGTTCCGTTAACAGAACGTACACCAGTGGAATTACGCAACGGTGTGCGCTGTATCGCGTTTGACAAGCGTTTCTGTGAATCCATGGGGCTTATCAAACTGGACGTGTTAGGGCTGGCTACTCTCGATTTGCTGGCGCTGGCTAAGCGCTACATCAAAGAGAACGAGGGTATAGACGTCAACCTCGATGCGATCCCACTGGACGACAAGCGCGTACTCGACGGCATGGCGCTGGGCGAAACAACCGGCGTATTTCAGTTCGAGTCTGGCGGCATGAGAAACCTGCTTAAAAATTTGGGAAGCGGCATAAAGCCAATGTCGTTTGAGATGGCCGTTGCCACGACAGCGCTCTACCGACCTGGCCCGATGCAGTCAGGCATGATGGATACCTACGTCAGTGTTGCGCGTGGTTACGAAGATGCCTCATCGCTTCACCCAAGTCTTGACGATCTGACAAGAGAAACAAACGGCGTATTGGTCTATCAGGAACAGATCATGAAGGCATCGCAGATTCTGGCTGGATTCTCACTTGCCGAGGCTGACATGGTCAGGAAAGCGATCGGTAAAAAAGACATCGAGAAGATGAAAAAGATCGGTGCTGACTTCTCAGAACGTGCGCAGCTGGGTTGGCTGGAGGTTCAAACTGATGATGGCCAGACTGTCATTGTTCACCGCGCAGCGCTTCACCAATGCACTGACGGCAAAAAGCGAACTGCCATCCAGGCGATGGAAGACGATGCCGACATTATTGAATTTGACACCTCAAAATAATAAGTAACATGTGAAAACAAGTTGTTTTCTAAACACGTAAACAGCTTGTTTTTCTAACAAAGGAAAACACATGAAGATCACTAAAATCGTTTCAGAGCGCCCAGGACTCGGTGAGCTGAAAGCTAAAGAAGTATGGGACGCCTTCGAGAAGTTCGGATCGTATGGTTTTAACAAATCCCACGCAGTGGCGTACACCGCGATCAGCTATCAGTCGATGTATCTGAAGACACATCACCCAGCGGCGTTCTTTGCGGCCGCATTGACCATTCAAGACGATGAGAAGCATCGCGCAGTGGTTAAAGATGCGCTGGCGCGTGGGGTCATCGTCATGCCGCCCGACATTAACATCTCAACTGAGCGTATCGAGATAAAGGAGCTGTCAGACGGCCGTACTGCTCTTTATGCCCCCTTCTCCGCTGTTAAAGGTTGTTCTGAGAAAGGCTGTTTCGCCATCGTTCGTGCTCGCGAACGTGTCGGCGGAGCTTTCGAGTCCAGAGCGCAATTCAAAGAGGCGATCGAAGCTAGGCTGTGCAATATCCGTGTACAGGAAGCGCTGGACGCCGTTGGCGCATTTGCCAGTATTGAACCGGGGAGCGAGCCAGCGCTGGCTGAGTCACGACGCAAGACTCAATCTGAGCTGATGGGTAGTCTTATTATCGACGCTGTGAAAATTGACCGTCCGTTCGAGATGAACCCGAAGCGCCAGGCGGAAGTTTCTATGCTGATGGAAGAGCTTCGCAGAGAGGTTGGTATAGGTGAAGATCTAGTGACTCCGCACATCGGCGTCTCTCCTAAATTGATGATTATCCTCGATACGGCCAATGGCAACGATATCAGGACGGGGATCTTCATGGAGAACGGCTACGACGACCTGAAGGCCAAGATGCTTGTTAACGGTGATCTGCGTATGAGCGAGGTGTATGTCACCGGCGTCATCAAGCAGGACAAAAAGCTACCGCTGTCCCGCGATGCAGAAAACACCTATATCGAGTTCATGAAGAAAGAGTTGGAGCTGATCAAGCCAACCTACGTCCTGACGTGTGGCCGAATCTCGTCAGCGCTTTTTAACGACAAAACGAAACCGACGGATCTGGTCGGGCGTAAAGAGTATTTCTCAGCAATGGATTTGACCGTCTTCTACGGGTTTAATCCGGGCATTCTTCACTTCCGCCCAGAGGAAGGTGAAAAGCTGGGGCTGATTATGGAAGACATCAAAGAGGCATTAGCATGACAGAAGTTACCGTGTCACAAGAGTTTATCGACAAGGCCAGCGTTGCTGTAAACAAATCTGCTTTCTGGGAGATAGCCGATAGCCCTGTCACTGTTCGCCTCGCGATGAAAGTTGCCGTTCTTGGCGGCGAACGCGCGAATAAGGCGGCACGTAGTTGCGCCAGAGTGATGTTGAAACGGGTAAATAACTCCGAGGTGCGCGGGCGTCTAGTCAAACTGGCAAAAGCAACGGATGTCGAGAAGGAACTGACTGAGTTCGAAGCATTCAGGGATTCTCTAATCATGAAGGTGGCCAGAGAGTTTATGGAAGTCGAAAAGTCCAGCAGCGTGAGCGACTATCGCGAGCGTAGAGCACAGCGTATAGCGATTACTGGTCGGACTGTCGGCAAAAAAACACTGATCGGCGCACTCCTTCAGTAACAAAATACATTAGCTCAGTTCTGAGTTAACTCACCTATGGCACAGAGTAAAGTCTAACAGACGACTCTGTGCCAGAAGTCAATACGGTTACATCAGAATGTTTTAAAAAACAGATATTAGTAGCACACATGAATCAATTCCCTATAGCCAAGATATAAAGCCAGATATGTTTTTCAAGGCTAATCTTCTAAGCAAGCTGCGGCCAGGCCATCCAACACTTGCATATCAATGTTGCTGATAAACACAACAATCATCTCTCTAAGCGCCTGAATATCATTAATATTAACACTGACAGCATTTCCCTTTTTGTCCTTCCCATTTCGATGAACAATATCATTTCTAGTACCAACTGCCTTGCAAAGTTTTCCAAATATGTTTATATCAAACTCTACGAGTAATACATTACGGAATATTTCCTTAGCTTTACCCAAATTGTGGAATGCAATGCCATCTAGAGTATCACGAACCCGGTTTTCTAATTTACGAAGCTGAACGTGAATCTGACTAAGTGGAAATTTCATTTCACTATATTCTTCGTAGCTCGCAACAAAACGCTCCTTCAAAGCAGGTCGCGTCATGATTTCACGTTTAATAATGTCACCAATATAGGTTTCCATTGAGGTAATCATGCTGGCATAGCACATCCTCTGGAGAGTTGGGTTTGATAGATCTACCCCTGCCAACAGTTCCAACTCTGCAAGCGATTCGCGACAAGCTTTACAAGGTGAAGTTTCAGATAAGGCTATTTCAGCAAGATCCGTAAAATCATCTAGATAACCTGCACGAACAAGCTCTGTCAGGTTAAGCTCGCAAACGGCATCATCCTGCACCGTCATTAGCAGCGCCAGAGAAAAGAAATCAGGGTTTGACGCCGGGAAATTAAAGTCAGCACTTAAATAGTTATCTGAATAAATCATCGGCGTACTTAGCATTGCATTAAGTAATGCTGGGGCGCTGTCGCATATAACCCATTTAGGGGCGCCATTAGAAAAAGCCAAATCGCCCTGTCGTCTCACATATTCCTTTCGCGCCACCGGCAATAATTCAAGCCATTCGTCAAGCGATGTACCCCGAATGGCTTGAATTATATGATTCTGGGTATCAATTATTTCAAGATACATGGAAGCACTACGGCCATCAGAAAGATTATCGTGTAATGCGCCGAGTCCTCTCTCAAGCTCATCGATAAAGTTTTCAAGACTGGTTTCAAAATCCTGCTCCAACGTCTGACGGCTAAAGCCGCTCAGTTCCAAGCGTTTTCGTATTGATTTTGCGTTAGTCCTGTATCCTATAAAACAGCTCACCTCATCCGAATCCTCTTCAGACGCTGTTTCAGTGACGTCTCTAACCCGCTCAGAGTTTTTGAAGTACCAATAATGACAGCCATGATGAGTAAATTCGTCAATCACAAACCCGTCAATTTTTATTTCAGCCCAAGATGACAAGCACCAACTCCTTATATTAAACAACTATATATAGCCGTAAGTGACACGAGTATGAGTTTTAAAGCAGGCAATCAGATATACCTAACATTTATAGACGGCTACTAATCTCCTTGTGATAAGTATTGATGCAGTTCTTCGAGTGTATCAAAGGAGGCAACAATCACCTGTTCTTCATCTGGTCGTTGCGAGTCTCTTATCAGTTCAAAAGGCGGATTGGTGGAGTACCTAAAGATAGGCTGCTCACGAGTTTTCACCCAATTACGTTGCTCCTTCTCTGCCAACTCGCACGCCTCATCATGATTTTCCGCAACACCGAGTAAAGAAGGACGATCCCAGGAACCACCATTCAAACACAAAACCATGATAGAACCATCCTCCTGAATCAACCCATAAGGGTGATCCCACCACTCATCAAGCTGTTTCTTTGAGCGATTTCCGTTGGGAGTGTTATGGAAATTAACAGGCAATTTTGGGTCGAGAGGGATTCTATTAGCCATCGTACCGTCCTTAAGCGACTGTAATGTTGGATTATTGTACACCCTATATCAAACATCTACAGATAACCATATTTGCATCAACACCCTGCTTTTTCGTGCTATTATCAAATACCAAATGATAAGTAATGGTTTACTATGAATTTATTTGTAATTCTAGCACTTCTCCTGTACCTAATCGCCGGAATTGGTTTTGCTAAAATGTGGTCTGAAGCAGCGAATAGCGACGAGGTGGAAATGAAGATTACCTGCTGCATCTTCTGGCCGGTCGGGCTGTTCATTAGTGCGTTTTGGAGCTGGTAATGGATAAGGCAATCATCAAAGAAGTGATGGCCGACATCAGGCTTGATACGAACGATCTCGATACCGTCTGGCGTCGTCAACCTGAACTTGTTGCCATTTATGGATTCAAGCAAGCTGAGGCTGAAAGCGACGCCAATACTGCAAAGCGTGATTTGGAATCAGTCGAGGCGCGACTCTATTCGACGACGCGAGCAGGTCTTAGTTTTGACGGCGTTCGTCTCAGTGAATCGACCATTGAATCCAAGGTTAAGTCGAATCCTGCGTATCTTGCAGCCCGTCAAAAACACGACGATGCGAAGTACAAAGCAGATTTTTACAAGCACGTTGTAAACGCCCTCGGCCATCGTCGAGACATGATTGTCCAGGCCTCAAAAAAGGCAATTTCAGAGTACGAGAAAACAGGCGTCGATCGGTTTCACGCCCCTAAAAATGTATCTTGATAATAAGTGATTGCTTATCTATCATAACCAAAAATTAATAAAGCTATTAACAACAAAGGAAATCACATGTCCGCCTTAATGAAGCTCCTGAAGAAAAGCCAAGACGTTGCGAAAAGTGCTCGCAACAACCGCGGCAGCGATCTGCAAAAGATGCAGACAGGCGAAAACTACGTGCGCATCATCCTGAACAAAGATGACCCGGAAAACGCGCCATTCTCCCATAAATACGGTATCCACTACGCCAAGACCAAAGGCGAAGACGGAAAGGACGTGTACAGCGCACACCTGTGCTTCCAGCATACTCACGACAAGCCGTGTGAAATGTGTGAAATGGTCATGGAAGCCAAAGCGAAGTACAAAGGCAACAAAGCCATGGAGAAAGTCATCGACGACATGCGCGCCTCTCCGCGTATGGCTGTTGTCGGCATGTACTCCCAGAAAGAAGACTTCAGCGACACTGAAAAAACGTCTCTTATCGACATGCCTATTTCCGTCTTTGATGACCTGATGGATGCCATCATGCAGGACATGAACGACGAAATTGGTGAGCCGCTTGATCGCGAGAAAGGTTACGCATATCAGATCCTGCGAACTGGTTCCGGTATGGATACTGATTACAAAGTTAAGCCAATGCGTAAAAACAAAATGGCGGTTCCGTCTAAGTTCTGGGACAACCAGCCTTCACTGGAAAACTTCGCCAATCAGTCCGATCCGACAAAACTGATGGCGACCTCGAAAATGATCGCTCGTGCAACCGGTGTAGCTCTGCCAGCTTCCATGGGGTCTACTGCGGGTGCTCTGCCAGCAGCAGCTGGTACAGCCGCACTTCTCCCAGGCATGGGAAGTGCGTCGATTACCGGCGTGGATGACTCAACCCCAGAGGCTTCACTGTTGGATAAGGAAGTGGAGTACGCGAAAGACGCGGTATTCGAGCCAACCGCTGAAGAGAAAGCAGTTACCCCAGCGGCTGAAGAACCAGCAGCCACCCCGCCAGCAGACGAAGACCTGGACGACATCTACGCGCAGCTTTCCGCGCTCGCTATGTAACCCAGCCGTTGATTCAAGAGGCGTCTTCGGACGCCTTATTTATTCGTGGAGAATAATGCCGTGAACATCTTAATAATCGACGGAAACAGCCTCGGTTACTACCACCAGCAGCAGCCTAAAAAGCTGCATAGCGGTGACATGGAGACTCAAGCAGTCTTCGGTTTCATTACCAACATGCGTCGCTATGCGTCCCTGTTAAAAGCACGTCCAGTCGTGCTGTGGGACGGGTTTAGCGATGCACGTCGCAGCTACTACCCGGAATATAAAGCGAATCGCGACGACAACCCAGAGATGACGAAAATGAAAGAAGGCTTCGCCACTCAGAAGCCATTCATCAAAAAAGCGATCACTTCGCTGGGTGTCGACCAAATTACAGCGTTAGATGGTGAGGCTGATGATTTGGCCGGCATTCTGAAAAAGCGCTATATGGCAAATAAAGAGGTTGAGCACGTTTACCTGCTAACAGCTGACTCTGACTGGATTCAGCTTGTTGACGAAAAGGTTACGTGGGTCAGTCTGCGGGAAGATGCGAAGCACAAGCGTATCACCATTGAAGCGTTCTCAGAGCTTACCGGCTACCCACACCAGCGCGGCTTTTTGGAAGGTAAAGCGCTGCAGGGCGATAAGTCAGACAACATTCAGCAAGTCGGTGGCATTGGCGAGAAAGGCGCGATGGATCTGATTAATGAGTATGGCTCGATGGTCACGCTCGTTAAGGGCATTTGCGATGGCTCTATCGTCATAGACAAGGGGCGTAACAAGACGGCAGTTAACAACCTAGCCAAGAATGCGTTCAATGAAAAAACCGGTTGTCGGATGCTTGAGGCGTTCATGCGGAATATCAAACTGATGGACCTGATTGACACGAAGTTCCCGCCTCAGAAGCTGGAAGTAATCCGCGGCGAGCAAAGTCTGGAAACCTTTAAGCAGATCTGTATGCAATTGAGCTTCCAGTCAATCACTGGCGACCTTGAGGTATTCATCGTGCCGTTCGTTAAGCGCTGTGGTCTGGTGCCTGAATGATTACGTCAATCGTTAACGGGAAATCGACCACCCCGACCGCACTGGCGAAGGAACTGGTGTTCACGTATGGCGAGTACGCCTTATCTGATTTTAAAGCCTGCATCTCCGGCCACAAAATCGCACTGACCGCTCGTGAAGTGGACATCGTGAAAAACCACGTTGTCACCATTATCGAGCGTTCGGCCAAGATGATGAATTGTGACACCGTCACTTTTAATCGCGAACTGGCCGAAAAAGAAATTGGCTTAACCAAATAATAAACAAAGGAAAACACATGAAAAAGTCACCACTAACAGCAGCACTGATTAAAAGCATCGGCGGAAATGATGAAATTCAAAAGGTTGAGCAATGGCTAGACACTGGATACCCGCCACTGAATGAGGCGGTTTCTGGTGATTTGGAAGGAGGTCTTCCATGCGGTCGCATCGTAGAAATCTTCGGGCCTCCTTCGGCGGGAAAAACCTTTTTGGCTACTCGTGCAATGGTCGCGGCACAAAAGAAAGGCGGTCTCGCTGTGTTTCTTGATCACGAGAACAGTTTCGACGTTGGCCTGGCTGAAATTAACGGTCTGCAATCTGACGATGGTTGGGTTTATAAACAGCCAGATACCTTTGAGGATGCAATTGAGATAACTGGACGAATTTTGTCGACCGTTCGCAATAATAGCCTTGTCCCCGAAGACGCGCCTATCGTCATTGTTTATGACTCGCTGGCATCCATGGTTCCGCGCCAGAAGTTCGAGAAGTTCGAGAAGATGGCTGACGGCACAGCTAAGGATAAAGACGAGCTGAACATGAACGACAACACGGCGCTGGCGCGTGCTACTTCTGCGAATCTGCCGACGTTGGCTAAGTGGGCGCAGAAGTACAACGCCTGCCTTATCTTCCTGAACCAAGTCAGGACAAAAATGGGCGTTATGTTTGGTGATCCGACGACTTCGCCAGGCGGCGATTCTCCAAAGTTCTACGCTTCCGTCCGCATTAAGTTAGGAGGTGGCCAGCTGAAGGAAGGATCTGAACGCGTCGGCCAGCTGGTCAAGGCAGAGTGCGTCAAGAACAAGGTAGCGCCACCGTTCCAGAAATGCGAGTGGAACTTCTACTTTGACCCTGCGCGTGGTCTGGATGTCATTGAGTCGCTCGTAGAGTACATGCTCGACAAGGGCTACATTCCGAAGACGTCAACCGGGCGCATTGAGATTGGCGATAAGAAGTACACCAAGTCGCAGATTGTCGATATGTACCGCGAGAAGGATTTAGCCGAAATAGTGAAGGCCATTAAGTCTATCCAAAACAAGACTAAAAACGTTAGCTCAGAATAAGAGGCCGTTTAATAAAGACGGTGGGTAAATAATTTACCCACCGTCAATAATAATTAACAGAGTGAATTAAAACCTTTATCCATTTGTTCAAAGTAAAGATTTATCTCATTAATCGTGTATTTAAGAAAGCCCTCACTCAAAGAAACCTCATTAAAACAATTTAAGGTCACACCAGAATCCTTGGACAATAAATAATTTACAGAATCCCATGACCTTTGTTGTTTTCGTTCTAAGACCATACCTTTTTGAAGTTCACTTACAACATGGGCAAACTCCCCATTATTGTGAGCAAGAGAGTTCCTCAAACCAGAAAGGTGATATATATCACCCTGTAAAAACTCAAACCCTCTGAACAAAAAGGCATCATTTATTTTTTTTAAAATCGCATCTCTGTCGGCAGCGGCATAACCTGAAATACTGATTAAATCAGGGAGGAGTTTATTTATATGATGCTCAAACAACCCGTAAATAGTAAGAAAAACTGATCTTCTATTTAAATTGGAAATCAGATGCTTATACTCCAACACTACCTCATCCTCAAAGACGCTACTACAAGGCCCATACGAGTAAACTTCTGTTTTAGTACAATAAACCTGCCCATCTTCATCTTCTACTTCATCTTCATATTCTGAAATCTCTAAGGCGCCAGGCAATTCGGCCTTTTCGATTAAGTCAGCTATGTTATTTTCAGCTTGTTCAGCTAACTCTTCCATAATCCGCAATGCTGAGCGCAACTCGGACAGTAAGATCATAAGTCTAAAACTTTGTTGCATTGATAGTTCCTTTTCACAAAAAGCTTGATGATAAGTAAGCACTTATCTATCATGCATAAGTTTGTTAAAACAAGAGAAAACACATGTCCTCAAAACTGTATTTCAAAATCTGTCTGCTTGGCGCTGTAGCCATGGCGATGGTCGGTCTGGTCATCCCCTACTTCGTGTCTCAGAAGAGCGATGTCGCTGTCCTGATTGGCTTCGCTCTGATGTTCGCAACCCCCTTCGTCTCTTACAAAGCGGCGAAACATATTATTCAACAAGTTATCAAAGGAACCAAAAAATGAAAAAGGGAATTTTCGCGCTGGCTATCGTTGCAGCTATGACCGCACTGACCGGCTGCGAGTACGTTAAGCCGGGTGAAGTGGGTATCAAGGTCAACAAATTAGGTGACGACAAGGGTGTTGGTGAAGTCGTTGGCGTTGGTCGTCAGTGGATTGGCTGGAACACTACTCTGTACACCTTTCCAACCTTCAAGCAGATGAAATCCTATGAGGATGCCTTCAACTTCCAAATGAGCGACGGCACAGCAATCAGTTATCACATTGGCGTCTCGTACAAGGTTGACCCGACCAAGATCTCCACCGTCTTCCAGACCTATCGCAAAGGCGTTGATGACATCACCGACACCGACCTGAAGCAGAAGATCTCCGATGTGCTGATCAACCAGGCGAGCCACATGACCACCGACAAATTCATTGACGGCGGCAAGACTGAGCTGCTGGCTTCAGCGCTGAAAACCATTCAGGGTGAAATGGGGCCGGTTGGTATTCAGGTTATGAGCCTTTCATGGATGGGTAAACCTGACTACCCAGACAGCGTGAAGGACTCCATTAACGCCAAAGTGACGGCTAACCAGCGAACTCTGCAACGCGAACAGGAAGTGAAGCAGAAAGAGGCTGAAGCGAACATGGTTCGCGCCGAAGCAGCTGGTGAAGCAGATGCTATCCGCACACGAGCTGAGGCAGAGTCTGATGCCATTAAACTTCGTGGCGATGCCCTTCGGGAAAACCCTGGCGTCATGCAGCTAGAAGCCATCAATAAGTGGAACGGCGCCCTGCCGCAGTATATGACCGCAGGATCCAGCACCCCGTTCATTACCGTTAAGTAATCGAACAAACCAAAAGGCGTCATTTCTGGCGCCTTTTCTTTCTCCGTAAAATATCAGCCATTAGAAAACAACTTGTTTAAGGAGTGGCTATGAATAAATCGTGGATCGACAAAAACCTGATTGCCGTACCGATTGAAGAAGTCTCCACACCCAAAACCGGCCGCGTGGCTCGCGTCGATTACTGGTGGCTCGTGAAAGATGGCCAAGTCTTCAAAACGAAGTACAGCAATGCCTTCCAGTGCAACAAAGACCGTCGAATCGTCGACAAGATTTATGAGGAAGCGATCCGCGACCACGGCTTTTCAGCGGTCAATATCTCGATTGCTTACGTCGAGCAGAGGTTTTGATGGTCTGCAAGAACTGCGGCGAAAGCATGGAGGGTGACGGCTACCAGAGAGTCATCCACTTCCCCAATGCAGACTCTGAAACTTACGACTACTCAGAGCCTGATTCAAACCCCGTAATGTGTGAAGGAGAAAACAATGGCGAGAATTAAACAGAAGCCTGAAGAGAGAAGCGGCGAAGCGTTCAAAGGTCGGAATATGGTGACGCACCCAGCGTTTGGCCTGGTGCGTGTTGGCCGCGTCAGTTCGTCCGGCACAAACCTGTTCGACTCAGACATCGATCATAGTGAGCTGATTGAATTAACGTTCCATCGAGCGGCTATCGAGCGGCTATCGAGCGGGATGGCTACAGCTATCGAGTCACAAAGTCAGAAGACCGTAGCGCTCTTATGGTGGTTCAACTCAGCGCAGCACAGTGGGCGGCGATGGTGTCCAGTTTCGGCGTTGGTGAGGGCGTCCCATGTACTCTTTCATCGATCCGCGACGGAAAGCTGGTTCACCTTCCCGAAATAGAGAAGGCTGAGACGATGCACGAGCGGTTCTCTAAAGATATTGCTGCACGGGTTCGGAAAGACGTTGCCGGCATCGAGAACCTCGTCGACCAGCTCGGTGCGCTGATTGCCACCGGCAAGACTGGCAAGCGCGATCTCCGCGCCATTTACGAATCACTGTCCAGCGCGGTAATCAACCTTCCAGGCAATATGGCGTTCGGCGCGGAACTCACGCAGGAAGCTGTCGATAACATCGTCTCAGCTGGCAAAGCAGAGGTTGAGGCGTATGTGGCTGGCGCCGCGATGCGTCTTGGGATAGGCCAAATAACTTCATCGCCAGACATCAACCTTAACGAGTCAATCAGAATGCTGCTGGAAAGTCGAGATGACGCCTGATTACGGACAAATACTCGAGTGTCTGAAGACAATGTTTGAAGTCAAAGCCGCAGCGTAATACAGCTCCCATCAAAAGTATGTTGTAACTATACAAGGTAAATAAAATGATCACTATCGAATGCACCAGCACACGCCCAGGTATCAACTGGTTTACTCCGGGGAAAACATACTCTGGCTACTCCGACGCTGATGGACAGGCTATACACACGAAAGACGATCTCGGTCGCGATGCGTTTGTGTTTATCAACGCCTCTCTTCACGGAACGTTCCGCGAGATCAAGAGCCAATCCATTGAGTCGCCAGTAGTTCGCCAGAGAAACGCCGTGATGGCAGAAGCATTCGCTAACTGCGGTATGTGACCGTGTAACGTTTTTGATTGACCTTAATTAAACACATAAGATAACAACTTGTTTATTACAATAAAGGAAAACACATGAAAGCTTTGCTGCACGTATGTGCCTCACTTAACACGTCATACTCACCTTATTCGATTCTGGACGTGCCAGAAGGCACGGGGGATGATGAGTTGCGGGTTATCGCAGATCAGCTTTTGCCATCTATCTATGGTAGCGAAGATACCGTAACAGTCGATAAGGACGGGGTTTGCTGGAACAATGGTGAATGCTGGTATATCGAGGGCTTGCACTTCATTAGCGAAGAAGACGCAGAGCACTTGACCCGTATTCTGGGCATTTGCACGCTCTAAATAATAAGTAGACATTTATCTAATGAGGTGTATTATTCCGCTCCTGTATTTAGCTACATCAATTTTTTTACTTTTTGACAGCATCTTTATCGGCAGTTTTCGACAATCACTGAAACCTGTTAACGGACGAATCGTCGACATCATTGTAGGCGCATTCATCGCACTCACGATGGGGAAGCTGCTTTGACTGTAAATAAACTCGTTGCCGCTGGTCTGGCGTTATTTTCCTCATACGCATTTAGTAGCGAGGAAGCGGTCATGAAGTGCCAGATGAGCATTTTAAAGTTCAAAGACGGTCAGATGATTGGTGAGCCTCGCCAGATGGCGGAAGCCATACTGACAGCCGATAGCCAGCAATTTTACGCGGTTATCGGGGAGAGAGTGATCAGCTCACCGGTCTTATTTGAGCATAAAGGCGACATGGCCGGATACCATGCTGGCGCCGCTTATTTCATAAGAAAAACCAGCTACGGCGTTATGTATGATGACTTTGGATATGTGTTTGACGAATGTGTAAAGGTGACGGCATGAACTTAGCAAATAGCATGGAAATGGAAAAGAGCCGAGGCTACTGGCGCTCGAAGGGCTTCACCCGTCCGGCTGATTATTCTGTCCGCCTTGACCGCGATGATTGTCGAGTTGTCTACAGATACAACTCATGGCAGATGATCGAGAACGGGGAGACCAAGCCAAGCCATAAGTCAAAAAGTCTTTATACTCTGCTGGCATCATTCACCTAATTACCGCTCATAGCATACTTGCCTTGTAGCACCGCTGCCAGCATATACAGATGCCGCTGGCAGCATATCAAATACCGTTCGCAGCATATGTTCAAAGAAAACTACCGCTGACAGCATACGTTTAATCCGGTAACTGACAAAAGCCCCTCCCCTCTTCACCGATAAAATTATTACGAGTACCGCTGACAGCATACATACCACCGTTGATAGCATACCTAAAAGCAAATTTGCCGCTGACAGCATACTCAACGCCGCTGACAGCATATCAAACAAGCTTCAGGCTGTTGTTTAGGATCTCGATAAGCTTAATATTCTCGGGTGTAAGGTCTTTGGAAAGCTCAACTATCTTATTGATAAGATTCTGCTTAGTATCCGAATTACCTTCGATTGGCGGCTTATCTTTGGGGAGTTTCTCTGGCTTGCTTTCAGTGACTTTCAGTTTTGGATTTCGGTTGTGGATTTGGATATAGACAGAGCGCCCGCGCTTTATTTCGCTATAGTCGAGATAGCCAAGCTCCTGAAGTGACTTGAGGCCATTCCTGATAGTCTGATTCTGGGAACTCACGTTATTTGTGCTCAGATTCAATCTTGCTCTAAGCCTCGCGAGAGAGATGGGTGCTGGCTTTGTTGGAAGGCTTTCTATGAACGTATACAGCGCCTGGGCCGTCTCCTTGCGTGGAAGCTTGTTGATGACCTTTAACTGCAGGAGAACCTTGTGGTCGAACCTATACAGCTCTGACAGCTTAGGCTCGGCCTGGAAAATGATGGTGTCTTTCTTCTCGTTGTAATCAACGCTGTTTATGAGGTGCATCATCAGGAGCGAGATCTTATTCGAGCCGTCGACGTTCTTCTCTTCATACGTGCGCTGGAAGGAAAGCGTCGTCCGCATTATTTTAAGAAGGCTATTTGTGAGCCTGTCACGTAATGTTTTGCGGATCTGAGAGGAAGGATAGCCACAGAACTTTGCAAACTTCGTAATGCTCAGCTCTACGCGTCCGCTGGTCTCGCCATATTCGGCCAAAGAACGAACCACCCCAACCCATGTTTTGAAGTCGTGATCCATATCCAGTCTGGGGCCGGTGATTTTGATGTCGGCGTAACCCTCAGAGCGGGCGACTTCCAGCTGAACCAGCTCTTTCGACGCGTCTATCTCATTCGACTTGTTTCGTTTACTATTCCTTGTGCCTTTCAGTGTCGGGACAAACAAACCAAGCCGCATTAGCGCGATAGGCTGAACAGTGTTGTTGTTATTGGGGGTCAGGTCACCTGTGTAAAGGTTTAGAGAACCTTCATCAAGGTCATCTGGGTCTGTGGATGAGTCCAGAGCATCTTCATCAAGGATCTCAATTTCGGAATCTTTCGCTATGTTTTTGCTGCCTTTTTTCTTGGCTGTGGACATGTGGATACCTTTTCAGATCTACCGCTGACAGCATACACGGCTTACCGCTGACAGCATGTTCTTTGCTGGTGACAGCATACAGTAAACCGCTCGCAGCATATAGTAAACCGTCGACAGCATACGTGAACATACTCTCAGGCCAATAATGGCGCGGCTCTCAGCGATCAGGGATCTGTTTAGGATCTAGTTATGATCTCATTATGATCTTACTTATTGGGATCTATCCGGTTGATATGTGGATAACTTTTTTCAGGCGATTTTCTATTTCAGCCTGAAATTTGGTTTAATGTGATAAAAAAGTACAAGGCCACAATAACAATGGATATCAAACAGTCACGCTACATCAGAAGGCTAGAGGATGGGGCTTACACCATCAAGCCTGATTCAAAACTGGTCGCATCAAAGGACATGTGTGACGTTTGCGGCATAAAGACAGCCTGCCCAATTTACAAAACCCGATCATCACTACTGAAGCAAGGCACCTCGTTCGAAATTAACACCTGTGCTCGATACGTTCCGCTAATCTCGTTTAGAAAGCCTTACCTGGGATTGAAAGATGCCTACTTCAACACGTTGCGAAGCGGTGTGACATGGGTAAATCGCGTCAGTGAAAACTCAATTGTCTGTCTGGTTGGTGCAGAAGACGGTGAGATAATCCGTTTTGCTCGTGTCGCCAAAGTCTTTTCAGGTCCCGTCGAGGATATGCTGAGGAAGCACGCCAGGTTCAACCATCTGTGCGTCGGCGGAAAAAAGCAAGAAGATGTCAGAACAGTGATTAAAAAGTCATACGGTCATTTTTTGAAGGAAGACAGCACGCTGACGGCCATCTATCTCAAAAGTCTGAAATACGAATACGATTGGGAGTATCACACTGATGAAGAGTTCATGATGATGGAAGACATTACCCCGCCAGATAACGTTGTTAGCCTCGACGAACTGAGACGTCGCTTCGAATCAAAGATATAACGCCAATTTAAGCCCCTCAGAGCGACGCAGAGGGGTTTTCAGCCATATGCCACACATTCACTCAAATCTAGCCCACCAGCCTCTTAGAAAGCGTCTGACACCCTCTTGTGTTTCAGCATAATCAAAATTAAATAAGTAATTACTTATTATTTGGTGTTTAATATGTGCCTTGTGAAGCTGCTTGGTGGCCTGTTAACCCACTCTATCATCGAATAAAACAACAACAGGAAAACACATGAAAACGATATACGGTGTGATCTCCGATCCGCACTATCATAGCTGGTCAGCCTTTTCGACGATCAGCGTAAATGGTTTAAATTCACGTCTCAAAATCCAGCTCGAAGCTACCATCGAAGCGGCGAAAGCGATTAAAACATCTGGCGCGAAATACATGCTGGTGGCTGGCGACACGTTCCACACTCGCGGCTCTATCACCCCGACAGTCCTTCACTTTGTCACTGAAGCATACAAAGAGATCATCAACGAAATTGGCCTGGAAGTCTGGATGCTGGCCGGTAATCATGATCTGGAAACAAACGACTCAGTATTCTCCGCAAATGCTGCGGCGTCATTGCAGTCTATCGGCGTCAATATTGTTTGTGGGCCTGCCCAAAGCCTCAAAATCGATGACGTGACCGTCCACTTTATCAGCTGGCGTAACAGCCATGCTGAGCTTCTGGCCGACATGAAAGCGTTGCGTGAAAAATCTGGCGACGGTATCCACGACATCGTGATCCACACCGGAATTAACAAGGCGATCCCGACGATGCCTGATGTGGGAATTGAGGCTAACGACCTGAAAGAGCTGGGCTACCGTCTGGTGCTGTCTGGTCACTACCACAACCACAAAGAAATCATCCCTGGTGTTGTATCCGTTGGCGCTCTGATGCACCAGAATTGGGGCGACGTAGGGACGTTGGCTGGTTACATGCTGGTCAATGAGGATGCCTCTTTCACTCATCACGAAACGAAAGCACCGAAGTTCGTCTCTCTCGAAGGTGATGTCACTGAAGATGAGATCCGCGGCAACTACATTCGCTATCGCGCTGTGATAGAGGATGAAAACGAAGGCATCCAGATCAAAGAGCAATTGGCGACGCTGGGTGCTGCCGGCGTTGTGACGAACCTCATCAAAAAAGCATCAATGATGGCCGGCACTGCCAGCACTGAGTCCACCAGCAAAATTGACAGCCTGTCTGAGTCCATTAGCGCCTATTGCAAGGTCGTTCACGACACTGACGGCGGTTTCGATCTCTCAAAACTCGACTCGCTGTGTAGCGAAATTCTCTTAGAAGCGGAAAGCGCGGGGGCCTCTGAATGAAATTCCTGAACCTGAAAGTAGAAAACTTCATGGTCATCGCCGACGCCAGCGTTGATCTCGACAGTCGCGGTCTTGTGCTGGTGCAGGGCATCAACTCAGCGGACTCCAGCGCTGCCAGCAATGGCGCCGGCAAATCAACGCTGATGAATGCGCTAATGTGGTGTCTGTATGGTGAGACAGCGACCGGCTACAAGGGTGACGATGTCCTGAACTCCGCCACACCAAAGAACTGCCGCGTGGCTGTGACGATTGAGGATGAGGGCCGAACGTATGCGGTGATCCGCCATCGCGCTCACAAGGAGTTCAAGAACCGCCTCATCGTTCGCAGTGAAGATGGTGATCTGACGAAGGGCAAAGACACGCTGACGCAGACTCTGGTAGAGCGTCTGATCGGCTCGTCGAAGGAGGTGTTTATGGCATCCATCTATGCCAGTCAGGAAGCGATGCCGGATTTGCCAGGTATGACGGACAAGAATTTAAAGGGCATTGTCGAAGAAGCGGCCGGCATCGACCGTCTGACTAAGGCTTATGCGATTGCTCGCGACAGAGCGAACGCAATGACGGCACGTCTGGATCGAGCGACTGCTCAGGCTGATAACGCTGTTTCGTTAATCACTTCCACGGAGTCGGAGATCGAGACAAGCAGCGCGGCCGTGTCGAGCTGGGAGAAGACCAGGGCAGAACGTCTATCGGCGGCGCGTGTTTACGCGAATGACATGGAGGTGAAAGTAACTGAGGTCAGCATGGAGCTGTCCGACATACCTCTCACGATAAAAACGATTGAGAATAAGATCACGGATGAAAAGAAAAAACTATCAGGTCGGACTGAACATGATAAGAAAGTTCAGGCAGCGAACACAATGGTGGCTGATGCAGCGGCGGAGATCCGAGCGACAGAAGCCGCCCGAGACAGAGCCGTCAGCGCAGCCAAAAGAGCCAAGCTGAACGCAGACAACGTAAGTTCCAGTGTCGGGAAGCCATGCTCGACGTGCGGCAAGCCATACACCAGCGATGATCTATCACACGTTCACGACACTCATGCCGGGGAAGTCCGCAAGCAGGTCGATGAAGCCAAATCACTGACTGCTGACTTAGCGGCCAAAAAAGAACGTCACGATAAAATGGTCGCACTGCGTGACCGACTTGTTGAGTCGACGCCGGACGTCTCCGCAATCACTGAGCGCATCTCTGGGCTTACCCGCGAGCTGGGTGATGTAAAGTCACGCCAGATTGAAGTAAAAGCGGCAGAGAACGCCCTGCAGCGTGCTAATGCGCAAGTCTTGTCTATTTCCGAAGAGAGCAATCCGCATAACGCGGCTGTTCAGCGACATCGCGAAAATCTGGCTACGCACAAAGAGAAGCTGAAAGAGATCCGCCGCGAAATCGAAGGAATGAAGGATCAGGCGCTACTGCTTGAGAAGGCGCGTCAGGTTTATTCGCCATCTGGCGTCCGTTCCCACGTTCTGACGGCGGTGACGCCATTCCTGAATGACAAAACAGCCGAGTATCTGAGCACGATGTCGGACGGCAATATCACTGCGGTCTGGTCGACAATGGACACGACCAAGAAAGGCGAGATCCGCGACAAATTCAACATTGCCGTCGAGAAAGTCGGTTTCAGCAAAGACTTCCGTGGTTTGTCCGGTGGTGAAAAGCGAAAAGTCCGTTTGGCGTGTGCGCTGGCGCTTCAGGATATGGTTGCTAACCGTGCCAGCAAAAGCATTCAGCTGTTTATCGGTGACGAGATTGATGATGCCCTGGATCAGGCTGGGCTTGAGCGTTTGATGGGTATTCTGGAAGCGAAGGCGCGTGAGCGTGGCACGGTGATGATCGTCTCTCACAAAGAGATGAAGTCGTGGTTCCGCGAAACGGTAACGCTGGAGGTGAAAGAGGGCCGCAGTTATGTCGTCTAAGCTGACTGGCAATCAGTTTGGTCAGATTGCCACCTGTGTAGCAGCTGCGCGGCACATGGCTGTTCGTTTTGGCGGTAATGTGGATTTTGGCTCTTTCGATAGCCATTACAAAGATTCAGTAACGCGCCAGCGTCTCATTGAAGGGAGTGAAACTCTGTTCGATGCGCAGCATGTCGGTAGCTCTGAGCTGTCTTATCTGGGGAACGTATTTGGCCCCGATCACTTGGGGAAAGGTGTGATTATGTCATCCAATGAGGATGGTGAAATCACCTTCGACGCTACTAAGTCCAAGAAGGCGACTGATCGCGTTCAGCATATGAGCGCCAGGCTTGCTGTTCGTCGCGTTCAAGGTGAAATGTCGCGATATGGAAAACGATACAAATCCAGACCATTCAGAAAGGTTGAAATGCCAGTGACACTGATGGGCGAAGGCGCTTTGTATTTTGGTGTTTGTTTCGATGATGAGGTGAAGACAGGCTTCATTGTAACGACCACTGATCCGAGCGACGCAAAAGATAGCCTGCAGTACGCCACCGGTGTAATGAAAAAACTCGCTGATGCCATCACTGAAGTCTGGCCTACTGTGATCGATGGCTTTTTCGAAAGCCAGCCAGCTGAAGGCGTTCTGGATGAGTTCAGTGGAATTAGAGAACTTAGAAAATCAAACCCTCTGTGGGGTTCGTGGTAATAACAAAGGAAAGCACATGAGTAGTAAAATTATTCGATTTGCAGGTTTTGACCCTAGTCTGCGTAATTTTGGGGTCGTCACCGGTCTGCTGAACTTGGATACATCCAGAATTAGCGAGGTGGAGATAAAGTTAATTGAAACTGAGGCCACTGCGTCAAAGAAAACAGTCCGTACCAACAGTGATGATCTGCGACGGGCTAACGAGCTGTGGCGCGGCATAAAGCCCATCGTCGATAGCGTGAATATCGTCTTTGCTGAGCTGCCTGTTGGTAGCCAGTCATCTCGTGCGCAAACCTCATATGGTCTGTGCCTGGGGGTTCTGGCTTGTATCGATAAACCTATTATTCAGTTGACTCCTAATGACATCAAAATGCACATCGGCGGAAAAAAAGACACCTCCAAAAACACCATCATCGAGTGGGCTGTATCTAAACACCCGGACGCTGGTTGGTTTACGAAAAAGACTAAAGGTGAAGTAAGTCTTTTAGCTAAAAACGAACACCCAGCCGACGCACTGGCCGCTGTCTATACCGGTTTGGAAACTGACCAGTATCGCCAAGCCGTATCAATGATGAGGGCTTTCTTTTAACTTCACTCGTATTGATAAGTAAGTATTTACTTATTACTATAGGCCACTACATTTAGTGGCCTTTTTTATTTCGGACAACAACATGATTCAAATTACCAAACGGAACGGCAGCGCAGAGCCACTGTGCGAAGAGAAGTATAACCGTGTCGTCTTATGGGCGACGGATGGTATCGAAGGCGTAAGCGCCTCCGCAATCGCCATGGGAGCGGCGGCAAGTATCGTTAATGGGATGACCACCAGCCAGGTGCATGACGCACTGATCAAAGCTGCTGCTGATCTCATTAGCGCTGACAATCCGAATTACAGCAAAGTTGCTGCACGCCTGGCCATCTTCAAGATCCGCAAAGATGCCCATGGCCAGTACGAATACCCGGACTTCTACGAACATATCCTGAAGAACGTTACCCGCGGCGTTTATGACCGCGAACTCATGGACAAATACAGCTGCGAAGAAATCAACCAGCTGGGCGTGTACATGAAGCCTGAGCGTGATGACAACTTTGGCTATGCGGCCACCACTCAGCTGCGTGGCAAATATTTGGTTCAACACCGAGTGAATGGGGAAGTTTATGAGTCACCTCAACATATCTACATGCTGGTGGGCATGTGTCTATATCAGAGCTGGATTGATGGCGACATGGGCAAAACCCGACTGGAAATGGTCAAGGGCTTCTACGACGTCACCAGTACGTTTAAGTTGTCGCTTCCTACTCCGATTATGGCTGGCGTTCGCACCCCTACTCGTCAGTTCTCCAGTTGCGTTCTAATTGAATCCGGCGACTCGCTGAAGTCAATCAACGCAACCACCGCGGCTATCGTCGAGTACATCTCTCAGCGTGCCGGCATTGGCGTTAACTTCGGTTCTCTTCGTGCGCTGGGTAGTCCGATCCGCAACGGTGAAGCGACGCATACCGGTGTCATTCCATTCCTGAAACTATTCCAGGCGGCGGTGAAGTCATGTTCTCAAGGCGGTGTTCGTGGCGGCGCAGCGACGGCGTACTACCCGCTATGGCACCTCGAAGCAAACAGCCTTCTGGTGCTAAAGAACAACCGCGGAGTTGAAAGCAATCGCGTGCGTCACATGGATTACGGCGTCGAGCTGAACCGCCTCATGTATCGTCGTCTTCTGGAAGGTGGCAAGATCACGCTGTTTAGTCCTCATGACGTTCCTGGGTTACTGGATGCGTTCTATGCCAATCAGGACGAATTTGACCGTCTGTATGTTCAGTACGAGAACGATCCGTCCATTCGCAAAGAGTCAGTCCCTGCGGTCGACCTGTTCTCTTCTCTGATGCAGGAGCGAGCCTCCACCGGCCGCATTTACATCGCGAACATTGACCACATGAATACGCATGGCGCGTTCGATGAAGCGGTTGCCCCGATTAAGCAGTCAAACCTCTGCGCTGAAATCGCCCTGCCAACGAAGCCACTCGCCTTTACTGACGATCCGAACGGTGAAATTGCCCTTTGCACGCTGTCCGCGTTCAACCTCGGTGCGCTGGAGTCACTGGACGATCTGGAAGAAGTCGCCTTCTATGCTGTATCTGCGCTGGATTGTCTGTTGGATTACCAGAATTACCCGATGCTGGCAGCGGAGATCCCCGCTAAAGCGCGTCGCAGTCTGGGTGTGGGCGTGACTAACTTCGCTTACTGGTTGGCTAAGAACGGCGCGAAGTATTCCGGCATCGACGGCAATAAGCTGGTTCATGAAACGTTCGAAGCGGTCCAATTCTATCTGCTGAAGGCCAGCAATCTGCTTGCAGCACACAAAGGCGCCTGTGAGTGGTTTGGTCAGACTAAGTATGCAAAAGGCTTGCTGCCTATCGACCATTACCGTAAGCAGCTGGATGCCGCCGATCTGAACGCTAACCACCCTCTTCTGCTGGATTGGGAAAGTCTGCGTGCCGATATTGCGGCTCACGGTCTGCGTAACTCCACGCTTTCGGCACAAATGCCTTGTGAGACGTCGAGCCAGATCACCAACTCCACCAATGGCATTGAGCCTCCGCGTGGCCCGGTATCCGTCAAGTCGTCCAAAGATGGCGTCGTGAAAATGGTTGTGCCGGAGTTCTCCCGCATTGGCCACCAGTATGAATACCTGTGGGACATTGCTGACAATTTTGGCTACCTGACCAAAGTCGCGATCATGCAGAAATTCATCGACCAGTCGATTTCGGCCAACACCAACTATGACCCTTCGCGCTTCCAGAGCGGCCGCGTACCGATGCAGCAAATGCTGACTGATTTGCTGGATGCATACCGCATGGGCGTTAAAACGCTTTATTACCACAATACCCGCGATGGTGCTGGTGCGCGTGAAGAAGACAAAGTCACACACCAGGCTCATCTCCCAACGTCGCCAGAAGTTATTGAAGAGGATGACGACGAGTGCGGGGGCGCCTGCAAGATCTAACAAACAGGTGGGCGAAAGCCCACCTCATCTATCTGATTAGTAAGCCTATAAACCCCAATTAACATAGCTCCACTGATAAACAAAGCGGAATTGAAATGACCATTTACGATCTGTCTGAGTTCGACATTAACAAACGTCTAGCCAATTTATTAGGGTTGGAAGTTCAGGAAATTGACAACACTCGTTCAACCGGTATGACGGCATGGTATCACCACCACTTTCCTCACACGGTTTGGGTGACAGACCAGGAAACGCCTTGGCGTCAGTTCTGCGCCACTCGTACATGGGAAGACATCGGTCCGACAATCACTCGCCTGCAGGTCTCACTGTCACCCGAATCGCATGATGGTCGTGAAGGTACTGAAAACTCAGAAAGATGGATGGCCAACGTCTATTACTCAGGCGGTGAAGAGTTCACTACCCAATATGTCGAGCGACCAGAGCTGGCTGCATCCCTCGCTGCGCTGGTTGCACTAAGCGGCACTGAATTTATTAAATAACAAAGGAAAATACATGTCTTATTCAACCTTCCGTCTCGGCGCCAACGATGCGACGAAAGAGCCGATGTTCCTCGGCAATTCCGTAAACGTGTCGCGCTACGACATTCAAAAGTACCGTGAGTTTGAAAAGCTGATCGAGAAACAGCTGTCATTCTTCTGGCGCCCGGAAGAAGTAGACATCTCACAAGACCGTATCGACTTCCAGACGAAGCTGGCCCCGCACGAACGACAGATCTTTATCAACAACCTGCGTTACCAGACACTTCTGGACAGCGTTCAGGGCCGAAGCCCAAACGTGACTCTTCTGCCGCTAGCCTCTATCCCAGAGCTGGAAACGTGGATCGAGACTTGGTCTTTCTCTGAAACGATTCATAGCCGCAGCTATACGCATATTATCCGCGGCATGGTGGACGATCCGAGCGTAGTCTTCGACGGCATCGTGACGGACGAGGAAATTATCAGTCGCGCATCAAGCGTCTCGGCGGAATACGATAAGCTGTATCAGATGATCTGTGCGCGTGAGTATCTCGGTGAGGATGAATTTGAGCGTCTGTATGCAGGAGATTTCAATGGCTACCCATATCCTATGCATCGCCAGATTTATCGCACCCTCGTCGCTGTGAACGCGCTGGAGGCCATTCGCTTCTATGTCAGCTTTGCGTGTACGTTCGCGTTTGGTGAAAGAAAGCTGCTGGAAGGCAACGCAAAAATTATGCGACTGATTGCGCGTGATGAGGCGCTTCATTGCGAAGGCACTGAGCGCATGATGCGTAACATCAAAGCCGGTCGCGAAGGGTTGCTCTGGAAGCAGATCGCCGAAGACGAAGAACCGTTCGTCTATCAAACCATGCTCGATGTGGCCGAGCAGGAAATGCGCTGGGCTGACTACCTGTTTAAAGACGGTTCGATGATTGGCCTGAACGCGAAGATCCTGAAGCAGTACGTTAAATACCGTACCAACCTGGCCATGCGTCGCTTACACCTCAACCCACTCTTTGACGACGTTATTTCTGATCCGCTGCCGTGGATGAGTAGCTGGTTGTTAACCGACAACGTTCAGGTTGCTCCGCAAGAGACAGAGATCCCGTCTTATCTGGTTGGGCAGATTGACGCCGCGGTCGACACGTCCTCGCTGGGTGGATTTGGCGACCTGTAAACCTTACTTTTTATCTTTGTGGCCTGGGTTGCTGGGTCACAATGAACGAATCGAAACGAACGGAATTAGAAAAATGTTGAAGAAATTATTAGAAAATCACCGTCTGAAATCAGATGCGAAAAATGGCGCCGTCATTGAGCAATTCCATGAGGTTTACCCGGGCGGGATTGATACCACAATGAAAATCGGTGAGATGGTGTGCGAGTTCCATGAGCTGTTTCAGCATCCTATTGCGGCAGAGATTACGCCAGAACTGTTAGAGCTTCGCGCCCGTCTTATCCGCGAAGAGGCGGTAGATGAGGCAGCTGAGGCCGTTGAGTTGCTGGATCTGGACAAGGTGCTGGATGCCATGGCTGATGGCCTGTACGTGGGTATTGGTACGATGATCAGCTTGCGTGGCGGTGTGACAAATGCCATGGCGTATTTCACAAAAGAGCAGAGCGAAGACACCTACAACAACTATGTTCACGCTCATAGCAAAAAGCCGCAGGATGACATCATCCTTGGCCTGTCCCAATTTGCGATCGTCGTGGACGAAATTGAGGCTATTGCTGCCAAAATCCGCACTGGTTATGCCGACGAGACGAAGCTGGCGATTGAGATGCGCGGTGCAATGAACCGAATTTACGTGGCATCCCAGATGACCTACCAATTGGCGGATCTGATGAACGTGCCCGTTGTCGAGCTGGTGGCTGAAGTCCACCGCAGCAATATGACAAAGCTGTGGCCGTCAGACGCAGGACTGCGTACTGAGTTGGTTGCGAACTGCAAATATGACAAAGACGACCTGGCTTTCCGCGTTGCTGAAGGGCGCGATGGTATGATCGGCTATCGTATTTCTGATGGGAAAATCCTGAAGTCGCCAACGTATGAGCCGGCCGATTTGGGGCGATTTGTGGATATGGCACTCAATTCAGTAATCGGGCGTCATTTTTTCTAAAAAAATGATGGGTTTTTATTGGTAAGTAAATGCTTATTAATGTATATTCCTTTCCGCCTTGTATTACATTGATTATTTTCAATTCATATATAGCATTCCTTTTTGCGGTCAACCTTTTGGTTGACCGTTTTTTTTTCTTTAACGCCTCCTTTTGTTGTGTAAAATAAGTAAACAAATACTTATCAATAAAGGACAGCATGAACGAATCATTCGACAATGGCCTTTTGACTGATGCAGCTTATGGCTGTGTTCTGGCTGAAGCCGTATCTACCGGCATCAAATCCGACAATCGAACCGGCGTGCCAACAGTTGGGACTTGCTACGTCAACTCACAATATCCGCTGTGGGGCGCTGCTGTGCCTCTTATCTCATCTAAAGCCGTAAACCTGAAGCCGCTGCTGGTCGAACTTGAGTGGTATCTGAAAGGAACCGGCGACGTTGCGTTTCTCCGCGAGCATGACGTCAAGATCTGGGAAGCCTGGACGCGTGAGGATGGGACATTAGGCCCGGTATACGGTAAGCAGTGGCGCCGTTGGGAAGATACTCGGATTGTTGAGCGCTATGACTTCGTTAAAAACGGTCTGAACTACCGCGCTCGCGGATACAAAGTTGAGGGGTATCTGGGAGACGACGAAGATCGCGTCGTCCTCTCTCGCGAAATCGACCAACTACAGCGCATCGTCGACAAACTGCGAAGCGACCCTGCCGATCGCCGAATTATGATGAGCGCGTGGAACGTGGGTGAACTGGAAGACATGGCGCTGCCGCCTTGCCACTTCCTCTATCACACTTGGAGCCGCGAGATGGGGTTTGAAGAGCGTCTGCGTCAGGCTAATGCCATTGGTGAAGCCCACGCTAAATATCTCCATGAGTCACGTTATACGGCGCTTCTGGCCGAGATAGCACGACGTGGCGAAGCCACTGAGGAAATGCTGGACGAGCTGGGCATCCCTCGCCGCGCCCTGTGTGCTGCCATGATTCAGCGCAGTGTCGATGTGTTTGTTGGGATGCCATTCAACATCTCCGGCTATGGCGTGCTGACTGCGCTGATCGCCCAGGTAACAAACCACATGCCGATGATGCTCTCCCATTTTGGTATGGACGTTCACGTCTACGAAAACCATATGGACGGTGTTAACGAGATGATAGATCGCGACATCCCTGAAGACTCTAACCCTGTCGTTCTTCTGCCTGACTCATGGGAAGAGGTTGACGATTTCCGCTGGCAGGATGTCCGTATCGAGGGCTACAACCCGCTGCCGTGGATCAAAGTGCCGGTGGCTGTCTGATATGGCAAAGGGAATGTTTGCAATTGTCGAGATTGATGATGTTGTCGCAGACAGCAGACATCGTGCCGCCGCAGACATTGAGAAAGATCGCATCAACCTGATGGCTGGCGATGAGCTGGTGTATCCCACGAGCAGAATGCTGAAAGGCTTCTATCGCTCCGGTATCGAGGTTGTTCTGGTGACGAACAAGCGTCTCCTGAAAGAAGAGAGGGAGGTCACGCGAGCGTGGCTTTCCGCTCATGGCATCGGTTACGACTATCTGGTTCAGGTAGAAGCGCCCGAGCATCTGGCTCAATGGATAAAAGAAAACCAGCGGGAAAATATATTTGTCATGGCGATCTGCGCCAGTAATCAGCTGATCACCATGGCGAACAACCACCCGCACAAGCCTCATATTTACCGAGTACACCGATGAGAATGATAGTGGCCGTTGGCCAAAATTTTGAGATTGGCAAAGGAAATGATCTGCCGTGGAAATGCCCTGCAGATCTGCAACTCTTCAAAGAGCTGACGCACGGCTTTACGGTCATCATGGGGAGGAAGACAGCAGAGAGTTTGGGAAGGCCTCTTCCCGGACGTCGCAATGTCATGCTCACTCATGGTGGTGAGGCGCCGTCAGGCTTTCACGTTGCCTCTTTGGCGCGGTGTCTGCGTGAGTTCCCCAATTCCTGGGTTATTGGGGCGGCGTTGTATATGAGGCGATGCTTCCGCATGTCGATGAGATCTGGATTAGTCATATCGATACCAGCGTGCCGGCCGCTGACGCATTCTTCCCATTTAAGAAAATGCGTCAGATGGGGTTTGAAGCAGTTGCCACCACTCATGAATACGCAGGTGATGGATATTCCCCAGCGTTTAAACAAATTGTTTACAGGAAGTTGAAATGAAAATAGGCCTTTGCGGTGCGCAGGGAACTGGCAAAACAACACTGGCAAAAGCATACAGTGAGGCCACTGGCATTCCATATATCGACGCGAAAGTCGGCGACTTCCTTCTGGATAGTGGCGTGGATCTGTCACGCAACGACATCCCCGTCATTGAGCGAATGAAAGCGCAGCTGATGGTAGCTGGGCATATCGCTTCGATAATTGAAGCCCCTGGTCTTAGTAAGACCGGATTCATTACCGACAGAACACCGATCGATGTTATGGCTCATACGCACGACATTGCGGCGCCGCACTACAAAAATGACGAGGTCATGGAACTGTACACCCAGACTCACATGGTATGCACAGAGACGACCATCGCAAACTTCAACCTGAGCCTGATTCTCCGCCCGGGTGTTCCGTTAACTGAAGAAGATCACCAGCGAAAGCAGCGAGGCTCGCTAAACCCCTTCTATGTGAACCACATGGATATGCTGATGTCGTCGTTCATCCTCTCATTCTCAAAATTGCCGAACCGCGGGATGTTGTCGCGCTTTGCTTTTATGAAGGATGAGGTCATTGATTTGGATCTCCGGGTGGAGTCTCTGACAGAGGTCGTGAATACGATCGCCACTGATTCCGAGCATTCCTGCGAACCTATCCATTGATGTTGAGTCCCTTTCTGGATGGGTGAGAATAATAAAAAAACAGAGGAAAACACATGTATAGCTTCGATGAAGAGCTGGATCGAAAGGTGTCTGAGACACTCGTAGACATCATCACAAAGCAGACTAGTGGGCTGATGCCTACATATGAGGCAAAAGCAGCAATCCATGCGGTGTTTTGCTCTGCCATGGGGCTGGTCAGTGCTGAAGTGGCTGAACTTCTTGAAGAGGCGATGAACTCGATAGAAAGAGAGCGCCCTTCCCCGTTCCCACTTTACCTGAAAACAACCGGTGGCGTTTATATCTCAGTGTCGCCGGATACCACGACAAGAAAGGTCATGGTTCGCGTCATGGCGAGCGAATACAAGCCAGTCGAATATGAATGCGACAGTGCTGCCGCGACTATGAAAAAGGCACTCAGCGTAGTGCATTTACTTATTAAACAGGGTGCAGAGCGCTTATGACAGTTGCAACGGGCATAGACATTGAGACAACTGGGCTTGATGTCTATAGCGGTCACAAAATTATTGAAATCGCCCTCGTATCTTATGAGATCGAGACAGAAAATAAACTCAGAGAGGTATCTCTGCGCTTCAACCCACGTCGAAATATCGATGCAAAGGCCCAGGCGGTTCATGGGATCTCGCTGGATATGTTGGCCGACTCTCCGCTGTTCGAAGACAAAGCCGCGGCGCTGGCAAAAGCGATGGTCGCATCCGACATCTGGGTTGCTCACAACGGGCGTAAGTTCGATATTCCATTCATCACCAAGCAGATGAGTGATTGCGGCGTAGAACTGGCGCAGAGGCCTCTGATTGACACAATGGATGCACGATGGGCGTGCGAGAATGGCAAGATCCCACGCCTGCAGGAACTGGCCGTCGCCATGGGATTTGTCCACGACGAAGAGAAGGCGCACGGGGCGCTTTATGATACCCAGCTTCTGATGCAGTGCTTCATGAAGGCTAGAAAGGACTACGGATTCTTTCCCATCCCCGCTTGACAGAAAGCCGCCGATTGGCGGCTTTTCTTATGCCTCAAAACAACTTGTTTACCTGTTTTGTTTACTTCTTTGCCTGATGACACATGGCAAGATACATCCATCGAAATGATTACAATAAAACAAAGGAAAACACATGAGCGCTATTCATTCTACTGGTAAAGATAACAGCAATGCAGACCTGATCGCTATGCTGTCAGAACTCGATGAACTGGACAATCTGGACGAGCCAAGTAGCGAAAAAGCTGAAGTCATTGAGGTGAAAACATCACCCACCTTCTCAACTGACGACCTGTTCAGTGAGCTACTCCCGCTGGTGGCCGCGCCTAAGCCCGAAGTTAAGAAAAGTGAGAAAGAGGTGATCGCAACGTTGCTAGGTGACATCGAGGATGAAATCGAGGTCGTGACCCCGCCACCAGCTGAAGAAGAACCGGTTATCGAGGCTGTAGCTGAAACGAAAGTCGAAAAAGAGGAAGATAAGCCTACGGAAGAGCCAGTCATTAAGGCTGCACCAGAACCAGCGCCGGCAAAAAGAGAGCCTGCAGGACGTCGGAAACGCTTCTCCTTGGATCAGCTTTCCGACGATGCGATGGCCAGCCTGGGTTTTGAGAGAAAGACCTTTATGGATGGGTACAATGCGTGCCCGGTTAAAGCGATGGACAAGGTGCAAAACGTCATGGCATGGAGCCAGGGTTTATCCGACCTGAGTGTCTATACGATAATTTCCGTGACTCACCTGGTTAAAACCGGTTCAACTGATACCGCCGGATTCCGTCTGGCTATGATGAGCAACCCAGATAAGCCTTACCCATCTTCTACCGCTTCAGCGCAGGCTGGCCAGATGATGAGTATCCTACCGGTTCTGGGGATGGCGACTAAAGACGGTAACGCTCTGAAAGTTAAAGAGGATTCACCGTTGGTTAAAAAATTTAGAAGAGAAATAATTTCGTAAAGAAACATTATCATGCATAGCTAATTTTCGATAAAGTTACGGTTTTGCTTATGTGTGATGTTGTGATTATATACAATTCTTTTGAAGAGAAGTTCTGTATGTTTGAAAACACCAGCGGCTGCTTTCTTAGCTTTCTACATGCTTTCATGAGTTAGGTTATGCCGGTTAGGGGGGCATAAAGCTAAGAGTCTTAAGCACTTAGTCAGTGAATTGGTTAAACTATCTACGATTTGTATATTGCCAAGATGGATAAATGAATATGGTTATAAAAATGAAAAAACAAATCATCGCATCCTTGCTGCTTATGGTTGGCTTTCATGCGTCGGCAGCACCTGTTTGTCGTTACGCAGCATTTCAATTAAATGATCCCTCCGCAGAAGTATTGCTTTGTAAAAATACAACTGGAAATCTAATAATAGCAAGTAGAGTAAATGGAAGGATAGATAATCATTTTTGGGGTGTTCCAGATAAACAACTAAAAAAAATAGAAAAGATAGAAAACGGCTCAAGTATAAAGGGGTATCAAGTTACTTACTATAATTTGTTGAGTCATAAGGTGGTTGTTACTCTCTTAGTTAAAGATAATAATGGAAAAATAACATCTGAAATGAGGAAGGTGAATAAAAAAGAACATGTGGATGAAACTATCAAAATGAATCCAAATGGCATGACGTTCAATTTTTATTGAAAAGTCTTCGATGGGTAAGCCTATTAAAGGAATGATTAGTAATGAAAGAGCAAATAGACTTAGCAATAAAAGAAGATAAAGTTTTTTTTCTTGGGGGAAAATTACAAGATGACTGGTATCAGGCTTTTGCCGAGTGGTCTGGTATAGCCCAGAAGGATAATAACCCTGAAGCATATTTCAATATGGCGTATTGCTATTTAACAAGCAATGGAACCAAAAAAAATATTGAGAAGGCTATTGAATATTATGAACTCGCTGGCTCGTTAGGTTTAAATGAAGCCTACACTCACGCCTACAAAGCAAGAGCAGAATATGTTTTCAAGGATGACATTAATGATTATATTTCTTATCTAGAATCTTTGAAAGAAAAGGGTGTTTGGAGTCATGACCCTGACGAAAAAGGTTGCAGAACTTATTTTTCTTGTGAGCACGAAGCATTGCAATTTCAGGATGTGGCCGAACAATTATCAATGATATCGATTGAAAAGCGAGTGGCAAAAGCCAAGGAGTTGCAAAAAAAGCATACGGCCTACTTCATAAAATTAGTTTTGGGTTATTTTATTGCAATATCTGAAGTTTCCGCTGAAGTGGAGTATAGAGAATCAAAACTTAGCGATATTGAAAACACAGGTCGAATAAATAAGGGCAGATCGGTGTTGCGCACAAAATATTCATATAAATCTGAATATCTAGTTAAGTTAAAAAATCCCGGCAAGGAAGATGCACATTTTGATTTAACAATCCGTGCTGCGAATGCGGCTGAAATAAAGGCAGCTCATGAAAAAGACCCGATGAATGGGGTGCAAAAGGTGTATAAAACAATCCCCGGTATAATATTAAATCCAGGTGAGCAGAAAGAGCAGGCATTAGTGACTGATCTGCCAGTAAAAAACCTAGGGGAAAATTGCATAAAATTTTCTTTTAATTTCAAAAGAAAATTTGAGAGCTTTTATGTGTCAAGTAGTTATAGAGGTCATATTAGCTATGATGTTGACGTCCAACCTGGGCGGATTTCAGTTTCCAGAAAGGCAAGTGATACTGAAAAATATAAGGTAAAGCAATTTATAGCTTATGCGGTAGTGATCTTGGGTATTTATCTCTTCATAAAGCACTCATTGGGTTGATCACTCCTAGTCCGTTCCACTCATTTGCCAGACATTCTTAAAAGCCCCATGTGGGCTTTTTTATCTTGACCAGCACCATCGCATTACCCATCACTGAAAAACGCGATCCCGAGCGTTACAGAGCAGATCCCGACACATGCTCTTGTTAGTTACAATCAATCCTGTAAAATAAGTAAATATTTACCTATTATAATGTTTGTGAACGGTTCTCAGAAAATCAAAAAAAGAGAGCGCGACGGAAATCTTCGCGACCTCTGGAGAACACCTCAATGGCATGTTTCATGCCATTGAGGTGTATCTCGGTATGAAGTTCCAGGTCGACGTCGCATGTAACAAAGACAATGCGATCCTGCCTGATTTTATAGGCGTTGAACGTGATGCGCTAAAGTCCATTTGGGGTTCGGCCGGCACGATCGCATTTCTCAATTCGCCCTACCCCAAAATCAAACCATGGATTGACGCCGCAGCGCGTGAACAAGCCAATGGGGCAACGACTGTCATGCTCGTTCCTCAGTCCCTCGACACTCAGTGGTATCTGGACGTGAAGCGCAATGCTAATCAGACAGTGCTGATTGTGGGCGGGCGCGTGGCGTTCATGGAGCCAGACACTAATCTGGGTCTGGTTGAAGTCAGAGAGAACACTGGCGGCAGCATGTTGCTCGTTTTCCGCGGGTTCTGTGGCGCAGCCGGGCATCAAACGTCAGAGATTGACATCGGTGTGATGAAAGCGCTGGGTGGATATGACCCACTGACAGCGAAGCGAAAGCCTCGGAAAAAAGCCGCTAAGAAGCCTGTTAAGAAAACCAAGACTCCCCTTAATTAAAAAGATTTTAAAAAGAGCTTTAAATACTATCCAGAGCAAGGCTGTTTAAGAGATTCAGGCACTTACGTGCCTTAATCTCCTTTTTCCTCTGGGGTTCTTGTGAAAAAAACAACCTAACACCCCAGCTTTGCAGCCTGCTGCATGGCTTTACCATAGCGTTAAGAAAACAATAAGGACTAAAAAATGACTTACGAAACAAATATCGTCGCCTTGGTTGAAAATGACTTCCTGGCCAACACCCGAAAGTTGATGGAGAACCGAGACCAGGCATTCACGCTTTACCAGTGGGTTGTCGACAGTCTTCGCGAAGGCAAACACTCCGACGAAATCGGTATGCTGGTCGGGGATCTGATTAACACGAACTTTGCGCTGGATGTTCAGTTGAAAGGGCGTGCTGAGTCAAAATGGTAAGTAATAATTTACTTATATGTTTGTCGTATGTATGATTGCGCGGCCACTTTTATGTGGCCAAATTTTTTAGCAGCCAAGCTATTACAAAATGGCAACGACACCAGTCTCTCGGTGAGAAACGGTCGGGATTGGTGGAGCAGTAAAGAACCTTGAGCCGAGGCTCATGGGAAGACCCAGACGGGATTTGTAGCATAGGGTCTGTATTGCCGGTGTGAACGTGGGTTGGTAGCCCACGTTGGTTGAGGGTAAAAGCTACAGGGCTGTGAGGTGGGGGGAGCGACTTAGATACCTACCGCGCAGAATAAAAGCTCAACCGTTAAATTCTAAGAGGAACCTGTACGAGTAAGCCCTTTCCAGAAGAATGAGAGTGCTTACCAGTGGGAGGGACTGCTGAAACTACGCCTAACTTTTTCGATTAAGAAAACACTGATTCGGCCGAACCGTTAAACAAAATGGGCCGAAGTTTTTTTAACGGAATTGTTAGGATAAGTATGGTCAGCAGCCCCTACCGAGAAAACAAAAACATTCAGCGAAACAGCGAAGCGAAAACGGAAAGGCAAAATGGCGAAGGCACCAGCAAAACAGGAAGGCATCAAATACAACCGTAATAGTCGTGTTTCCGATGAAAACGGGGCCGCAAAATTTGACCCGCGGCTGAAAGAGGTTCTTTTGTATACAAATGGCTTCTGTATGAGAAACGGTGCCGGTGGTGCTGCGGCCATTGTTCGTTTTGGCAACCACAACAAAACTGTTCAGGAAGGTTTCAGATCCTCAACCAGCGACCGCATGGAAATACTTGCCGTTATCAGAGGGTTGGATCTTCTTAATCAGAAATGCAATGTGACGATCTACACCAGCAACCAGCAGCTAATCAACGGCATGAAGTTGTGGGTTAAAGGCTGGAAAAAGCGCGGCTGGAAGATGGCGAACGGTGAGCGTGTGAAGGATGCCGATCTCTGGCAGGAACTGGATGCTGCCGCATCTGGACACCGCATTCGTTGGAGCCGCGTCAAAAGCACCAGACATGACGTGAATAACGAGCTGTGCGACATGATGGCTAAATCCATGGCCGAATCCCCAACGATGGTCGATCGCATGTATGAGGCTATTTATTACCGCGAATAATAAATAAGTGTTTACTTATTTTTTGCGTTATTGTATGTTTCTTTTGCACGGAAGATAGCGCGGTTAGCGCTGGCCTCATGGACGAGGCGCAAATAGGCGGCTGGGTTCTCCCCAGCCGCAACCGTTTCTAAAACATGCAAAGAGGCTTTATGTTCAGTCTCCTATTCCCAAGCAAGCGTTTCGAACAGCAGATTAGGCTGATTGCCAGAGGCCTGGATGCCCAAAATCTGCGTATCGAGATGCTTGAGCGCGTCGTTAGCAATCAAGCAGCTACGATCTCTCAGCTGACTGCAGGCCTAGAGAGCGCGCAATCTATCAAGGACCCTATTCGTGGAAAAGTACCAGAGAAAGCGGCTTCAGCCTCTCGCCCTGGCGATTTGCGTTCTGGTGTTAGCTCCTTTCGTTCTGGTTCCAGTAAGTCAGGCTCTGAGTCCCGCACCCAGCACTACAGTTCGCCCATCAACACCATTGCAGACGATCCGGCCCCGTCATATCACCACAGCCACGGACATCACCACCACTACTCCGGCGGCGACACTGGAGGGTATGACTCTGGATGCTCCGATTCGTCGTCCAGCTTCTTCGGTTGTGACTGACACAGCCTGAAGTAGAAAACAAATTATTTTCTAAAATAAGAAAACAAAGGAAATCACATGTTCGGTATTTTTAAAAAGAAAGTTCGTAAAGCCGCTGTTGAAGTCAAAAAGATGGAAAACCGCGATGCAGTAGAAGCCACCGTGTGGGGCGCCTATGCGATCGCATATGCCGACGGCACCTGCGATGCTAAAGAAATTAGCGTTCTGGAGAAGACCATCTCCGCACTGCCCTCTTTCTCTCCGTTTGCCGGCGAAATCGCCCAAATGAGTTCAAATATTCGTTCACGCTACGAAGCTTCCCCGCGCTCCGCTAACGCTGAAGCTATGCGTCAGCTGGCCGATGTAGCTGGAACCACTGATGCGGTCGATGTTCTGTGCCTGTGCCTGGACATCGCTGATAACGACGGCATCGATGAGAAAGAAGAACTGATGCTGAAGAAAATTGCCCAGGCACTGCAACTGTCTCTGGATCAGTACCTGTGATGGTCCGCGTCAGCGTCGCGCTGGCGCTGCTGGTTCTGTCTGTGCTGGTGGACTTCACCAGCCGGATTTTATCAGTGGCTGCGGATGGGGTGCTGGTTATTACTGGCATCACTTTATTACTGCCTTTGCTGATTAAAGGCGCCAAAACAATATAAGGAGCTTCGGCTCCTTTTTGTTGAAGAGAACGAATGAAAGAATTAAGCATCACCACAGCAACGATGACCAGCATGGATATTGCCGAGCTGATCGGAAATCGCCATGACAAGGTCAAGCAGTCCATCGAAAGACTTGTAAAACGCGGCGTTATAACTTCTCCCCCAATGGGGGAAAAGCCCACGGCAGGCCGCTCCGCGACGTTTTTCGTGTTCTCCGGGGAGATGGGGAAGCGAGACAGCATTATCGTTGTAGCCCAGCTAAGTCCAGAGTTCACGGCGCGTCTGGTAGACCGCTGGCTTGAGCTTGAGAAGGCTGTAAAAGAACCGGCTCTGCCACGTACCTATAAAGAGGCGCTGATCCACCTTGTTGCTCAGGTTGAAGAAAATGAGCGGCTGACTGATGAGAATGTCGCTTTGGGTGAGGCACTCAGCGTAGCGAGTCCGAAGGCTGTTCTTATGGACCGACTGGCCGGCACTGCAGATCAGCTGTACGGCGTTAATGAACCTGGCCGCATCCTAGGTACTTCTGGCGCAGTAATGGCATCGTGCATGGAAATGGCAGGAGGTGTGTTCGTTAAGCGCAAATACACCACGACCCCACGCCAGCTGTTGAAGACGTTCATTGACCGCGGCCTGGGCCGTAACGTAACCAGTGTTGTCGGTGGCCATACTCAGGCCAAATTTACGTTTAAAGGTCTGTGCTTTATCGCCCTACTCCTTATCAAGCGCGGGATTATCCGTGTCGATTCAATCTCTCATGACGTCTGTCGAGATAGCGTAAAAGAGATGACCGCAGAGAAAGCTATCGCCTGATTAAACATGGGCTGACCCCTTTTGGGTCAGCCCATAATTAACCACATCAGAAAACAAATTGTTATCAAAACAAAAAAAGGAAAATACATGTGCCAGAACTGTGAACGAATTAAAGCTCAACGCCAACAAACCCTGTCTCACGCAAACGAAATTGCTGAGCTGGCGATTCTAGCAACCGGTGAAATTGACTCTGTAACTGATGCACTGAAGCTAAAGCTGCAACTGGATCATTATGGCGAGGCTGGTCTGCTTGACCCCGCGAACATGCTTCTTCTGATCGCTCACTTCGCCAGCCAGAATAAAGAGCTTGAAGCAGACAACAAGCGTCTGCACGAGACACTGAGCTGGATGCCTGTTAAAGAAAAAGCCCCCGAGGCAGACGCTAATAAAATGTCTCATGAAGAGGCTCTTCGCATCGTCGAAACCATCGTGAATACCTTTGAGTTGGCCCAGACGCGAGCAATGGCCGGCGCGAATGCTCAGATCCGCGAGCTGAAGAATCGCTTTGGCCTTAACAAATAAACAAATAAACAATTGGCGCAGCGATAAGGTTGCGCTTCTTGTCACGGAGGACCTCATGAAGTTTTCATACCTCCTGTTGGCGATCGCCCTGACAGGATGCAGCATAAAACCAGATAACACCGTTAAATTCCCTGTTCGCGCATATCAGCACGGTGTGTACGGTACTGTTCATGTGAAATACGATGTTAATCGAGTCGGTCGCGTCGAGAATGTTGTTGTAGAGGACGACAAAGACGGCTATTTCACAAAGCAAATCGTCAGTGACATGAAGCATTGGCGACTTGATGCGGGGAAGCCGAAGAAAGGCGAGCGTCTTACTATCGCTTTCGAGCGTCGTCATGATCGAGATGAGGGAGATTTCCTTGAAAATTAAACTCCCCGGTCGTCATGGTGGCTGGTGGCTTGCTATTAGCTGGATTCCACGCCGCGTGGCGCGATGGGGGTTTGGCCGATTCTGGAACGATGGGCCGTTTTACTCGTTCTGTCTGTGGCATCTGAATATTTATTGGTGGTGGAGATCTGAAAATGGTTAAAAATAAAGTAATTCGTCAAGCAAATGATGGCGGAAATACCTGGATAGACTGCTCATTGGAAGCCTTCAACCGGGCCAAAGAGAACGGCATACCCGTTCGAGAAGTCTGTTTACGGGAAGAGTCACTCAGCACATCCTCGGCAAACCCGGCCGGCTATCACATCATGAACAAAGCTGGTGAAGTTACCGCAGACCGTAAAACACTTTCTGAAGCGCAGCAGGTTGTGAACGACTGGAATGCGGAGTGGGTTATCGTCCCATATTACTATGCGGGAAAATTGAGTTGATGAAAGAGCCTATGGTGAAGTTACCGCCCCACGTCTATCGCGAACTGGTTTCTGAGCTTGCTGATGTGGCAAAGAAGCACTGTGGCGCCGGGTCCATGCGTGAGTCACTAAGTTACGTGCTTTCTCGCTATGTCGAACCAGATCACTCGAAGAAATGAAAAGGGGCTGATGCCCCTTTTCATTAGTATCCCGGAAAGAGAGCATAAGGGATACGCAGCCCTCCCCTACCACCAAATGACTCTGAGAAGCTCTTTTGTCTCTGGCGGGCATACTTCACCTGTATTTGTGAACCTGTCCATCGAATGAGTAGACCGGAATAGCCGACGGTCTCTCCGTCGTCAGATATGTTGCCCGGTGTCGCATTTAACAGGATCCACGGATTGAAGCCCGGCGTGAAAGATATGACCTGGCTATCAACGGGCGAGTTTGCCGGAAGGTCTATGAACCCTCTTATTCTTGGCACACGGTTGGCGCTTTTGGCACTCCAGATGAGATCCCCATTACCGTTCCTCACGTCGAGATATCCGCTTTCAACACTGAGGTTGCGCGTTGTTCTGATTATCTGACCGCTGTTGTTTTGAAAGCTCCAGGCCCCAGGCATAGCGAAGGCGCCGGCATTTAATCTAAACCAATGCAGGTAGCCGGATGTCGGCATGTCTGCCGGCTTCAAAAAACCAAACGGGTATTTCCCCCCAAAAGGGTTATCTATCGCGTAATAGCCGATATCCGTCAGGCCAGAGATGTCTCTGATGTCAGAGAAGAGCGTCGTCTTGTTTTCGGAGTCGAGTTGCAGCGCCCCCGCATCGTTGTAAACTTCAAATCCGTATGTCATGCATTATCCCTAAGCATATCGATAAACTTCTACCGTGAACGTCTGTTCAGTGTGATTGCCGGAGGCCGAGAAGAGCGTAAAGGCATTGTCGCTGGTGACGCAGTAAACCTCGTTAAACCCGGAACCCCACGAGCCTGCAACAACAACAGCAAAGGAGTTTCCTGAGCTAATGCCAGAGACCCCTTGGGTAACAGAGCTATCGCTCCCATTCATTTTCACACTGTACGTGCCGATGTACCGGCAGTTGTAATCGCTGGTATCCACGACAAGATTGCCGTTTTCGTCCCAGCATTGGAGACCGAATCCCATTGCATAATCCCTTTGCAATCGCCCGGTTTCAGTCCTAAAGCATTTTACAGCCTAATAAAATAACCAAACAACTTGTTTACTGCCTTTTCTTGTGTGTGAAAATAATAAGCATAAGAAAACAATGGAACAATACGCATGATATTCAGACAGAAACACTATCTGTTCATCCGTGAACACTACAAGCACGCCCGGTTTGAAGGACGTAATGATGCAACATGGGGGCGCGATTACTCCTACCGTATAGCCCAGAGCGGACTGGACTCGTTAGAAAAGTATGGTTACGGTGTTATTTCACAGCATGAGTCCAAAACTGGCGAGGCTGTTTTCTATGACCAAAAACTGAATATTTTGAGCGGCGACCAGATTAAAGCCGCCATCAGAGAGAAGCTGGTATGAACATTGTCGATAAAGCCTATATGTTTGCGGCCGGCGCTCATGCAGGGGTAGGCCAAAAGCGCAAATACACCGGAGAGGACTATATCTCGCACCCAGCGGCTGTAGCAGAGATTGTTCGCAACCACGGCGGCACGGAGGAAATGATCGCCGCAGCGCTACTACATGACACTATCGAAGACACGGACGTAACATTCGGCCACCTTTTCGAGCTGTTCGGGGAGCGCGTTGCTGAGATGATAGATGCACTAAGCAACAAGGCAAAGTCAGAAGACGGTAATCGTGAGGCGAGATTCTTCATCAACGTCACCGCTCTGCAGGAGCGCCTGGACATGCAAAGTCGAGTTATTAAGCTGGCAGATATTGTCCACAATACTCGGTCAATTGTTAAGCATGACCAAAAATTTGCGGCGCAATATCTGGCTGAAAAGGCATTTATATTGAGAGTGCTGTTCGTCGGCAAGGACATAGGTGCATCAGTCGAAGAGATCGAAAACAGAAGCGGAGATCACCCTCTTCTGATTGAAGCCGAGAAAACGATAGCAACCAGCCTTTCCCAACTGCCAGAAAAGCTCTTTAGCAAGTCAGATCAGCGCAATGCCGAGTTGATGAATAAGTGGAATAGCCTCAATAAACAATCTATCCCATGACCGCCTAGGCGGTCTTTTCATTGCCTTAAATAATTTGTTTATCGCCTTTTATTGTTTGAGATAATAACTAGCATAAGAAAACAAATTGTTTAAGGAAATGACCATGTCAACTGCCGTAGCAACCATCAGTAGCACAACCGGCGCTGTCGACTTCCGTAAGGAAATGAATGTCATTCACGATATTGTCGCTGAGTGTGAAAACGAAATATCCCTGATGAACCAGGTGCATGATTTTGTTTACTCTAGCGACCGTGTCTCGATGATTAATCGTCTGCAGGTACTGAGCCGCCGCCCGAATGATGAAAACTTCCGTAACGTCTCTCAGCTGAACGCCGTTAACCTTGATTTCGTGAAGCAGAACATTTGGGCGGAATACTGGCATAAGGTGACGGATATGACAGGCGCACTGTTAATCATGCCAGCTGAGCGCCGAGATCAGTGGCGCAGTCAGTTCACGTTAGGCGTGCAAAAGACGGTAAAAAAAGACCGCGGCGGCTTTGAGCGTAGAGTTGAGGAGTTCGTTGGCGTTCCCGAGTTCACCGCGGACACTGTTATCCCAACGATGACGACGTTACTCAATGACCGCCATAAATATCTGGCAGAGCGTGTCTATGGTCTGTTTAAGGCATTAAGCCCGACCCACAAGACCAATAAAACATACGGCTTTAGCGAGAAGCTGATCATCTCTTACTGTGTCACTGACTTTTGGAACGAAAGTGTTTCCCTGAATTACCACAAATCGGACGTCATTGACGACCTGCGCGTCATGCTGCACTTTTTTGCCCACAAGGAGTTCATTACCCTTAATCGTTGCTCTGAGATGCTCTCAGCGGCTTACAGAGCGCATGGTTGCGAAACCGGGAAATGGATGAATGTCGATGGCAATTTAATGCGCGTCAAAATCTTCAAAAACGGAAACGCACACTTTGAGATCCACCCGGACGTCGCCTGGAAGCTGAATGAGGTGCTGGCCCATAGTATGCCTGCAGCAATACCGGCACCATGTCGCAAGGCGCCAACAACTAAGGCACCAAAAGAGTTCGGCTACATCCAGAAGACCGTATCGGAAAGAACCAGAGGCGTCATTCGTGATCGTCGCCATAGTAGTAAAGACGGTACGTGGTACTTCTCCGATTCGTCACTGCAAAAGGCTCAAATAGAAGACCTTGAACGCACTCTGAGATTTATCGGTGGTGTGAAGGAGAGAGGCAGCTGGTTGTTCCCGTATGAGCCAACCGCGACATTCGACAGTATCGTGTCAATGGGCCTCATTCCAGAGGTTAAGTCACACCAGTTCTACCCGACACCGGAATCAATCGCTCAATACGTAGCGCAGATCCTGAAATGCACACCCACTGACCGCGTACTTGAGCCGTCAGCCGGCCGTGGTGATTTGCTGACATTTCTCAACGCGACACCGGAGAATGTGACCTGCGTAGAAGTGTCGCCATTGTTCTGCGACATCCTCTCGGCCAAAGGGTACAGCGTTCACAATAAAGACTTTATCGACTGGTCAAAGCAGCTGCCTTACGACTACGACAAGATCGCCATCAACCCACCGTATTCGGAAGGTCGAGCAAAAGAGCACACGCTAACCGCGCTTAACCATCTCAACGAAAAAGGAATTATGGCCGCAGTCCTGCCAGCCGGTTACAAGCCGGAAGAATGGATAGGTAATCAGTTCGTTTGCGCTAAATCAGGCCGAGAGTTCTCAGGTGAGTTCGAGGACACCGGCATCACAGTCGCAGTATTCGTTTTCAAAAGAGCATAGAGGCGCAGATGATTGAGTTAACGTTGAAGGAGTACAACGCCATCCACACAGACTATCGGGGCGTATGGTCAACGGAGCGAACCGACTGGCCCGATTGGGAAAGCGTGAGAGAGCAATACATGGGCAAACGAACCATGATGAAGCACGGTGGCCTGCTGATTGAAGATCTTCACTTTCGTATTGTTTAGAATGAAACGGCTTGTAAAAAATCCACTAATCAGAGATTGAAATGAAAATTAAAAACATTGGCATCGTTGCAATACTTTTTCTGGCTTCAGGTTGTAATGATGTTGCCGTTAAACCATATGAGATGGTGCTCAACAAAACACCATCTCAGGTAGATATGGCAGGTTATACGATGGTTGATCAGGACGGGAAGGCAACGGACAAACCAGTCAAAGCCAAGGATCGTTTTTCTCAGTATCTATACGCACCATCAGAATACGTAGGCAAAGTCCTCAAGGAAGAGAAAGACGCAGATTTAGTCATCTTTAGCACATTAGACGGGAAAATTGCGTACTCCATCGTCAATGTGAGTGTGAATGAGATGAAGAAGGTGCAGGATGTGCTGAAAAGTAAATATGGCCCAGCTCTGGCGACTCGCGCTGGCGTGAGAGATCAAGCCGCTTTCGAGTCAAGTCCAGGCTTCTGCAAAGCGTACAATCCAGAAGCAGGGTTAGAACAGAACCACTGCCCTATGGACTATTACGAAATTTACGGCAATGTAGATGAGGTATATGTGCTGGTTAAGGCTAAGAGCATCTACGCTAACGGCCCTGAGAAGTTGATAGTGGCAGGAATAACCAGAGACGCAAAAAACTACGAGGACAGCATTAAGTAATCACCTTAAACAATTTGTTTTCTACCTTTTCTGGTTTGTGATAATAACGCCAACCAGAAAAGGAGAACCCAACATGACCCCTTCCAACACATACCTGACAGTCAGCTTGACCCACCCAGAAAAAGTAACCTCAGAGAACCTCGCTGAACTTTACCGTGACTGGATGAACAACTACCTTTCCGTCGCTGCGTTCGCAGAGGATTACGGCATCACAGTGGCCCAGGCAGAATTGACCATCGCAAAAGGACGCATGGTTCACGAAGCAGCCGCCGAGTGGTTGAAAGAGTTTAACAAAGCCTAAAACAACTTGTTTTCTGCCTATAGCAAGTTGAGATAATAAAACCATTAAGAAAACAACAAAGAGAAAACACATGAGCCTGAATATTACTGAATCATACAAAGTCGCCGTTATCAGCACCGCCCACGTTACTCAAGCGGACTCCGAGATACTGCCTCAAATCAGTTTTGACCCACTGACAGATCGCGGTCTGAATTGGGTACACGGCACAGAGTATGGCTGGATTGTCCGGGCCGGACTTCACGCTGAAGCATGGAAAGAGTCTTTGCGCGAGGAAGGTATTAGCTGGTCGGCGATCGAGAACATCGAGAAAGTCCTGAACGCTGATTTTGAGGTCGTGCATTTCGACTGCGACGCAGATACGATTGACGGCTTGCAAGTTTGGGATTGGTGAATGCAGAACAAAGGGGTTGGCGATGAGAAGTAAGCTTTTGTTTTTGTCCATATGCTGTTTTTCAGTAATGGGATGTTCAAGTGAAAGTCGTAGCACAAGACCGTCAGACACCCAGCACATTACATATGTTGGATGCAATGCTAAATTCGGCGATGGTGCTGTAATGCAAAATAAGGCCACAATTGTTGACCAAGGAAGTAGTTTCATTGTGCGAGGCAGCGCAGGAGATTTCTACAGTGGGGATCTTGTTTTTCGCAGTGAGAAGATGATTACTAGCGAGCCTTCAGGTGGGCTGGTTTTCTCCAAGGGATTAGGTGAATTTTCTAAAACGTACCTCGTTCATATGATAAAAGAGAACAAGGTTTCAGTATTTGATTGCACCTCTGCTATCGTTAAGCAGTAACATTGAAGGGACGATTTGCACTCACTTCGAATCACACTAATGGAGTTAGTAATGAAGAAAGTAGGCATTCTTGTTTTGGCATTTATGGCGAACTTCAGTGCTTCAGCGGCTGAAAGCTCAATCGCTGATCAGATAACGAATGTATGCGCCCATGCCCCTGGTGCTGTAGTTTCTCAAAAAGTTCAAGAGGCTTATAAAGCGTACAAGGAAAAATTCAAACCTGACCCTAACGTGGATGATGCAGCTCTACCAAATGATCAGAAGTGTTTCGGGAACGTCAGAGAGGAATTAAATAGGCTGTACCCAGACACAAAAGAGTGATTGACCTTTCACTGACGTAACCAGTCAACCTCTCGCAGTTTCTATAAGGAGAGGTTGATCATCACTTTTCCACCTAATCAACCACTCATCAACCCGCAACGCCGCTGTAAACAAAGCAATAACACCCATAAGAAAACAACTTGTTTGCAGATCAACGTAACGTCAAACCAAAACCCATTTTTACCCTCATTTTTTGACATTTGAGCATAACCACTCTTATACCCGCTCGACACTACACCAGAACGCCCAGGCTTCGATTAAACAGGAAACGCCACACCAACACATCACCACAAATCAGATTTGCTTAGAGAGCATTACAGAGCGTATACGAGGATAAGCCAATCAACTCGAAATCGGGAGGAAGAACCACCAACAATACATTCAGGCAAAACCCACTATCATAACTGAAAGAGCGGAACCGGCATACCACCAACCAAAGGAAGCGAGGCTCAAAAATCCCAAGAACACCACTCGACTTATCACAGGCATTGGGGCACCCGCCAAACCCCAACAGTCACGGAAACACATCCAGCGTTCCCCAGGCACACGAGAGAAACGATAAAGAGATAATCCCATACCTGCCATCACCCAATAGCAATGCAACCTCAAATCCCCAGAATTGCGGAAAGCAGCCAGGACAAGGCTTAACGACACATTCACCCAGATAACAACTTGTTTAAGAGCACAAGAAAACAAGCAGTCGGTTACCTGCCATCTCCCAGAACAAAACGACGAAACAATCTCTTCGCCTATATGCCATTACACAAGGTAGAACGAATCCCGGATAAGAGAACAACCCAGAGGAAACCACCAAGAAAGAACAACCACACCATAGGAAGCGATAGAAGGAAATCCCGTAGAGAAGAACACTCCCAGATACACATCCACCATAGAGAAGGTCAGAAGAAATTTGGGAAGATACCCAGAACAGTTTGGGAATAGGAAAGGGACAGTTTGGGAAGGTCATTTACCGTTTTGGGAAGGTAGCGTTAAGAGAGTTCTGGGGTATTGGGATTAAGGCGTTATAGAGGGAAGAGGTTTGGGTGTTTAGGTGTTTGTGTAAGTAGGGTCAGAAAAAAAGTCGCGCTTCCGTCTTCGCATAAATTCAAGCTGTAATTTCCCAGCCCTACAAAAACGTTGGCGCCGCACAAACTCCCTACGGCCAGGAAACGGGTCGGTCGCCTTTAGCCGCGGCAAAACGGGGAACGGCCAGATACAGCCTGCGGTCGGGAAACGGGGAGGTTGCCGTATAGACGAGGCTGCTTGATGAAAGGTCAACCGAGCGGTCGCGGGAGTTGGGCGGCTGGTGGCATGAGGCGACCCAGGCATAGGTTCGTATAAATACGGTCATACCACCAGCGATATTCATTCTGTCAGGAAAACGACGGGTGTCAATGAGTTAAGTCCGGCCATTTTATCGCGTTTCTCTTTTAAATGTGCTTTTTCGCCTACTGGTTATTGCAATAATAACCAACATAAGAAAACAACTGAGTAAAGCACATGTACAAGCATTTAAATATCAGCATTACGCTATCTGACAATAGCATGACCCTTCGCAACGATGAGGCGCTAGGCAATTTGATTCGCTCGGCAGAAGTTATTACCAAGGTGTCAGATATGTTGGCCAAAGGCCACTGCTCCGGTGCCTTTGGGGTGCCTGTGGGGACTGAGAGTTTTGAACTAGCCTGGAACTGCTCTGTTTCTGAGTCGATTGTATAGGGGGAGATATGAGCGTCCAAATGCCTGATTTATTGAATTACTGGACTGTCGATGAGGTCGCCGAGTGCATCGACGGCGTGGGTGAGGATCTTTACCGTAAATTGTGGTCATTCATCACACCGGAAACTGATGGAGAAAACGCGCCTCTGGCCAAAGTAGCCTGGGAGACGTTTACTGACGAAGAGAAGATAAAAGTTGCCGCCGCAATCGCGAAAGAGTTCCCGGAGGACTAATGAGCCTGGAAATTAAGCCCCTTATGGAACCAACGAAGGCAGTTATGGGCGCCTGTAACGATTTGCGGTTCGTGTTTCCGTACACCGGCAATCTGACGGCGGATAAGAAGACGGAGATGGCCCGTAAACTCTGTAGCTGGTGGAATAGTGACGCTGGGTGGGAAGTGCTGAAAAAGAACGGCCGCTTGCGAACGGACATTCGCCTTGATATGGCCAATAGCCTGTCTTTCTTCGATCGCTTCTGTGGCCGGTACAAATCTGTTGAGGCGAAGATCATGATTATGACGACCGGCGAAGAGATGGTGAGCTATACCGGCGACAACTGCGGCGGAAGCAATCACCGGCACAACTTTGTGATTATCAGGTAAGACATGCCACCAGCTACGGTGGCTTTTGTGTGAAAGTTCCCTACGGCAGTTTTCTCGCCTTGTTTGTTTTCTTAACGCCTTAAACAATTTGTTTTCTGCCTGATTCACGATGCGATAATACATCCATCGGAACAATCAACGGAATACACAAAATGACAACACGATTTCACTACTTCACCACTCGCAACGCTGCCAAAACTTCTTTTACTGCGATCATCGCTGAGCCAGTAGAAGGGCAGAACGAATTTTACGTGGCACCAGATCTTTCCAACGTGCTGGCGATGGTCAACACGTATGGCGCTGGCGATTTTGGCACTGTCCACGTACTCAATACAGAGAAGCTCGCCCTGGTGGACTTCGACACCAGCATTGACTATCTAGCGAAGGACGCCGTGAGAATGTCGGAAGAGTACGACAATGGCGCATCTGGTGATTTCGCTTACAAACTGCCAGACGATGCTCGCCTGGTCGAAGAGGAAGACGTGACGTTCTACATGGATTTAGACCCAGCCTAATAAGAAAGATAGCGGAGCAATCCGTTATCTTTTCAGCCCACCAGACCTGCGGCGAATTACTACGCTCAGTCGCCTTTATTGTTTTCTTATCGCCTTAAACAAGTTGTTTTCACCCTCATCAGCACTGTTAATATTCTTCTCAACGAAACACGGAACGAGATTGAAGCCATGAACAACACTGATCGTTTATTCTCTGCTTATCACATTGCCAAGCGCGCGGAGTTCAAGGAAACACGCAAGACAAACACGTCGAGCTTGACCCTTTTGGACATCCTGGCAAATGGCACTGCTATTCGCGTATTTAAAGAGTGCTCGGTCAGCTTTGATAGTGGTTCATCTCATCGCGTAGTCGTTAGCGTGCGTCGCAGTGGTCTGAAGTCTGGATGGTCAGCGGTGCAGCGTATCTTTCCAATTTCGCAGCTTGAGACAGCCATCTTGTATGCAAACAAAATGGCTCAGAAAGAGATTTCAAGAGAGTCCCTTGCTGCTATCGCATAATCATGTGCTTAGTAGTCACAAAAATTTCTACAGCCCCTTCATCCTTTTGGGGCTTTTTTGTGCCTGTATTGTAAGTGTTTACTTACCAGTATATGATTAGTGCCGCTCAACTACATGGAGGTAATTATGAGCCTAAAACGTACCGATCTGGTATACGACCTGTTCTATGCATCTAACACTGACCCTATGACTGCCGATCGCATCGCTACGCTGACTATTCAGTTGCGTGATGAATCCGGGGCGACTCAACTGTCTACCCAGCTGTCTCGTACCGTTCTGCGTTCCAATAAGCAGAAAGTCTACACCGTAGGGCAGCAGATGATTAACGACGGCGGCGACGCGCTGCTGGTGGCCGCAGAAGCATTCTTCCGCAAAGACACCGTTACTCTGACCGAAAGCCTGATTTCTGAGGTCCTGGACTTCATCGATGGGAACCTTGCTGCCGGCAGCACCTGGATGGGTGTCTACGGTATGAAGATTTATTCCGGCGAAGCGCTGACCGAGCTGTTACCTGAAGACGTTCTGAAAGCCGACGGCACCGAAACCGCCACCGAGCCGGCCGCTTAACCTAGAGGCTATTTATTGAGCCACCAGTATTGGTGGCTTTTACATTTTTTAAACAGTTATAATATTTGCGGACTTCATCACTAATTTTCGGCAACAAAGATGATTTTTCACAACGCATCTCCAATCGCACGACCTGAGCAAGAAGAATTTTGTCAGTACATCGCCGGACGCTTCAGACTATCTGTTTTCTCTTTTCCGTCCCTCAGTGACGAGCGAATTGACGCCCAGCGAGCCATTCAGAAAGAGATAGATGAATGGATGCTGGCCAAAAAGTTAACGACCAGGCAAATTTTAGAGTTCAATAAGCGCCTTAACTGGCTATTGCGATAACAGGTACCCTTCAACCATCCTTCGGCTACCGCACGGTATAAACACCACTTAGTCACCCTCCGGCTATTCTTCGGCTGCCGCATAACACCTTTGTTGTTTTATAATGGCCTTAAACAATTTGTTTTCTGCCTTGGCACTACTGCGATAATCATTCCATCAAAACAAAACAACAAATTAAGGAATGCACATGAACCAGTTACTGACCGTAAATACTCGTTTTGGGGAATCAACCGCGCTGTTCAATACTATCCACAACCGACTTATTACCGTAATGCACGGCGAAGATGATGTGACAAGCCAACTGCAGGAATGGGAAAGAGAGTCTCTGCGTCAGGATCTTGCAAACGGACATGGTTATGCCCAAACCTTTAAAGCCGCTCGCGTCGTGTCAGCCGGGTTCGGTACTTTCATCTTCCCATTACACGGCAGAGACTGCGAGAGCCGCCGCTTTGAAATGGCTGTCCAGATCGCAAGCTGGATGGCCGAGACAAGACCGCATCAGGATAGCGATTATCAGGTAAGCGCAGCTGTCCGCGCAGTGGAGAACAGCGAAAGGTACACCAACGTTATTTACGAAGCAGGTCACGACCAATTTAAAATCATCCTTAATGGGCGCGTCCTGGGGAAAACGCGGCTCAAGTCCGACATCATCATTCTTGCCGGAAAGTAAACCGAGAAGAAGAGGGGAGGGGGCTGTGTCTTCTCCCTTTCGGCGTTTGCATCTTCACCGAAGGGAAACGGTCAAAAGCCGATATAGGTGAATTTTTCGGGATACGGCTGGGTTTGCATATACAGAACCGTCGGGGGCGCTCCGGTGTCCCGGCTTAGTACATGTCAGGTATTCGGAAGGCGTCGATTTTAGGGATGGGGAGATAATGTCTCAAGCCATCTTTACCACTGGAGCGCTTTACCACTAGATAGCCAGAAAACCACTTCAGACAGATCGCTATTATATGGCACTAGTGACGGGAAAAAATTTTTCGCCTTAACAAACTTTAAAACGCTCTGTAACGCATCCTAAGCGATTTTTAATGTTGGTAATATGATTGCTTGCCAATGGATTAAAAGAGCGCTTAGAATCGCTCTGACGCATCCTGTTTTGTGTCGTGTCTGATAATGGTTAACGTATAACGAAAATAGCGCCACTATGGGCGCTTTTCTTTGGTCTGGCATGTCTGGATCACTGGAAATGCAAAAAGCGCCCATAGTGGGCGCTGGTGGCTTTATAGCGGAAACAAAAAAGCGCCCATAGTGGGCGCTTGTCTTGTTACTTGCTGAAGCTGGTAGCTATATGATTAAACAAATCATTTTTAATAAATTTAAATTTTGCCATTCCAAATTCAGATTTTCCGCCATCTTTGATTGCTTCTACGATCCCCAGATCACGGAACAATTTGATTAACTGATTTGCTTGAGTATATGTCGCATCTGGTTTCATCTCGTTATCTTGTTTAGCTTTATTCATTAACTTAAATACTTCCCCATTGCTAAACGTGGTCGGATCTTTCTTGATAATCTCGACCATTGCAAAAACGCGAGAGTTAGTAGAAAGCGAACTATTAAACACACATTTACCAGAAGCCATTGAGGACATGAGATACGCCAGCTTTTCGAGTGCATAGCTATTCGCTAATGTTTCGCGGAAAAACAACTCTGGATCTTTCTTAGCAATCTTAATAGAGAAGTAGAAAACGCCACACTGTTTGTCATCATTCATCGCTGAAAGGATGTTATTGTCAAAGTAAGCGCTTTTGGTCTGTGCTGCACGGAGATCCGCTTTGTCCTTTTTGGTATCCATGCCAGCGTTCAGACGCTCGTTAAACTTGATAGCCATTGCTTCAGCGTTTGCGCTCAATTCTTTTGATACAATGATTGCAGCATTCAGAACGTCGATTTTTTTAATCTGTGACATAATTTTTTCCTTTATTTAAATGTATTGGCTTTCGCCATAATCGAAACGTTTATTTGTTCGTGTCGTTTCGTTGGGTTCCATTATCGACATACGGAAAATTTACGCAAGCGTTATTTTTAATAAAACGCAAAAAAGTAAAGTCCTAGAAATAAACGCGTTTACGTGGAAGGTGTTCCCTAAATAAATAACAGGCTAGGGCTTTTACCCTTATATATAATGAGCTGTGGTGCGGTCGGGGTTAAATTAAATTAGTCAAAACTGATGCATATAATAATACCGACACTAGGCCGGCATTATTACCTTATATATTATTTTTTCGCGCTGCCATCGTACCAGTTCTGTATTATTACAGAGTCCGTCTTGTTGTAGATGCAAACCTTACTACTTACATCATCCCCGCAGTTGGCTGCTGTCTCCCCAACCACTCTCGACATTTCCGCAACGGCCGCGATCATCGCATAGCACTCTTCTCTTTTCTCTGGTGACGTGCAAATGGTGGCGGACACATTCGTGAGGACCTGCGCCATTTTTGGACCTTCCTTTGCGAATGAGGTTGCGGCGAACATGAGGCAGGAAAGAGTAAGAGGTACTGCGACAGCTTTATAAATCATCTTCATCTCTACTTGATTGCTTAAAGGGGGACAATACGGTCGACCCAATCATAGTATAGCTGGATGGTTTTGTTGTTAGAAAGCCTTAAGCCGACTGATTGCTCATTCATGCCGGTTGATACACCTTCCAATACTCGGTTATCGGACAGATAGACCCTTATAGGCTTGCCCTGCTGGTATGCGTAACGAATTACCTGAAAGAAGTCTCTGCCTGAGCGAATGTAGCCATTGTCTTCAAAATCACCACGCCTCAACGTCAGCTGGCCTTTATGGATTGTGTCTACTTCTGAGGCGTCAATCACCTCTGCGGAGATTATATACTCGGCTGGTATGATGACGCGATTCGCCTTGGCGTCATCAGTAAAGGGTGAGAAGTAGATGCGACTTGACCGTAGGTCGAACCCAGTCACTCGCATTGAGAAAGCCTGCCCATCAGCTGCCACGACCCTTACAGGTAATCTTTTGCTCTGGAGATGTTTAAAATACCCCATAGTTAATGAGAGATCTCTTTCCTTCTCTGCATTAATTCCGTATGTGAAATCTGTCTTGTTCATAATAGCCCGACTTGTTAAATCAAAAGACGTCTTGTTGACGCCTTTGTGTTAATAGTAATCTTCTTTATTTCTTCTTGTTTCTTTCCATTCTCTTCAATATCTCTAAATCTTCGTCGTTCATATCTGAATTGAGAAAAACTTGGGCTATTTTATTTTGAAGACGATTGCCGAGTATTGTAGACAAATCGTTAAGGAAAAGTTCTGCATTTAAATTTTCAAGAAGGAGATTTATAACACCGGTTTTTGATAATTTTATGTTGTCGTTTCGCAACAGTTGCTGAATCTTAATCAATTGTTTGTCAGCAACCGGTGATAGCTTAAGATGGCAACTTATGAACTTCGTGTCATCTTGCTTGTGCACGTCTCCGCGTTGCTTCGTGATAGCTACGTCTGAGTTGTGCTGAGATTGCTCTTTCATGGTCTTTCCCCCCATAAGTGCCGGTCAAAAGACCGGCCATAAACTTTAAGACGCGAGAATCGAGAAGTCGAATTTACCATCAATCCCAAGAAGACCTTCCGCAAACCCGGGCGTCGTCTCGATGATGTTTTTCCGCTCGTAGGAGTGTGACATGAGGTGCTTGTTGGATGTGTCCAGAAAATCTGCAACGAAGCAGACGTTAGCCTGGTTTTTCTTTTTGCGAAGACCTCGCCCCACACGCTGTCTAAGCTCCACTTCCGCTTTTCCGCCACCAGCCATGATTACCGATCCTACGCTCGGGACGTCTACACCCACATCCAGAATCGTTGAGCCTATCAGTACGTCAATCTTTCCTGTAGCAAGTTCAATCAGCTTGGCCGATCGCGTTGCTGCTGAAGATTTCCCATTGATAAAACTCGCTACTAAACCTCTTTGCTCCAGCATTTCTTTCAGTATCTGCCCGTGTCTTTCATGCCTAACCAGCGTCATGCAGCTTAAACCAAATTGCTTAAAGGTCACGGCGGTGTCAACAATCGCGCTATTTCGAGCCAGATTATATGTGATGCCGAGCTGATATGCCTTCTGATACGCTGTCGTCATGCTTACGCGGAAGTTTACATGTTTGCCTGTTAATTCCTTGTTAAGCCGTTCAGTATCAGGAACGTAACCGATTTTACGATAAAGGAAAAAGGGTTTTGCCAAAATACCTTTATCAATCAGATATTTTTCAGACACTTTGATCTCTATTCGACCAGATACGGCCATCAGTCGCATGTTCGCTTCGGTGCTGTCCTTCATGAAGGGCGTTGCTGTCAGCGCTAAACGATAATCCGCATTTTTACAGAGCCGGGCTATTTCATAGAAGCTTTCGCCTGATGCCTCGTGCGCCTCTTCGAGAATCAGTAGAGATACGTTGGCCAGCATCTTTTTGATGAGTTCGCGACGACGAAGATGGAAGTCGCGCTTCTCTTTACTTAAATCCCGGCCAGGCTCACTCAGAAAGCTGGAGAGCGTCTGAACAGTCGCCACGTTAATGAAGCGAGAGAACTTCAGTTCACCAGAGCCGATGACACCAACCTTTTCATTCTCCAGCCATGGCTCACCATGTGAGGCGCGGTAATCCATTGATTCCTGAAAATTTTCCTGCATCTGGTACATGAGCATAGACCGCGTGGTGATAAACAGCGTCATGCGACCAATCCGCGCAGCCGCCTTACACGCTATTTGAGATTTCCCGCCACCGGTAGCCACTTGCGCGATCATTCCGCCAAAACGAACCAGACGCTCGCACGTTTCATCTTGGTAAGCGTAATCTGGGTTGTATGGGAATGGGCTTACTACAGGGTTTGGCTTACCGAGAGGCTTAGTGAGTTCTTTCCTGACAAGAGCGCACTTAACTCCAGACCGACCAAGATCTGCAGCGACGGCTCGCGCAAATCCCGCGGGAAACACACCGTTAGCCCAACTGAACATGGTGCTCTGACCATTCCAGCCACTATCGCCGCCACTGTATCGACCGCCATCCACGTCGTAACTAAGCATTTTCTGTATTTTTAGATTAACGTCGTCATCTGCCCCTTTGACGATGGCGTTGACTGCGTCAAAAACAATCCTGACTGTCATTTTTTAATTTCCTTCGTGCCTTATTTATGCTAATTGGGTATTCTATATAAGTAACTACTTACTAAATGGATTGTATCAAAAATATGGACGTTAAAATTAGTATTTTGACGGTGGAGACAGCCCAGCTGCGGCCTAACCCCTGGAATACGAATGTTGTCGGTGCGCAAAACTTCGACAAGCTGAAAAACTCAATCGACCGTCTCGGTTTCTTCAAGCCGATCCTCGTTCGCGATATGGAAGATGGCACCTATCAGATCCTCGGCGGAGAACACCGCTGGCGTGCTGCTATTGAGCAGGGCATGGCTTCAGTGCCGGTGACATCAGTGGGCGTCGTTGAGGACAACGTCGCTAAGCAAATGTCTCTGGTCGATAACGAGCGTTACGGTGAGGACGATGCGGTCGAGCTTCAGCGTCTGATTGAGAGTATTCAGGCTGAAATCGACTACTCGCTGGCTGAAATCGCCCCATATGACGAGGAATTGACGGCAACGCTGGCGCGTGAGTCCCGGATCGACCTCGAAGAGCTGGGATTGCTGGGTGAGGAAGGTGACAGTGTAGCGGAGGCAGACCCCCGTGAAACGAAAGAGCGCCTCGGCGTGGAGCACCAGACCATGCGTTTTAAGGTTTCTTTTGATACCGCTGAAGGTGTCACTGAAATCGTAAAAACCATTATCCGTGAACAGGGTATTAAGACAGGCAGCGACATGGAAGACGCTGGCGAGGCCCTGGTATGGCTGACTCAATATTACAAGGACGTTGTCGATGGAAAAGTCGTTTAAAATTAAATATTTAGACCCGCGCACGCTCATCCCGTATGAGAAAAACGCGAAAAAACATGATGAACGCCAGATCAAAGACCTGGCCGCTGCCATCAAAAGCCGCGGGTTCGACCAGCCTATCACCGTTGATAAGCATCGAGTGATCATCACCGGTCACGGCCGACGTGAAGCCGCACTGCTGGCGGGGCTTGCTACTGTTCCCGTCATCGTTCGTGATGACCTGTCAGAAAGCGCTGTACGCGCTAAGCGCCTCGAAGACAACCGACTCGCCAGTATCGATTATGACGCAGTTCGTATGCAGGAAGAGCTGACCGAGCTGCTTCAGGATGATGGTGTCGATATTTACGGTTTTGAGGATCGCGAGCTGAAGGTGTTTATCGAAGATCTCACTGAAAAGATGGCCGATGACACGCTGATTGACGATCTCAACGAAGAGGCAGAGCGCCAGCGCGAAGAGCACAAGTCGATTACGGAAGAGGTCGCAGGTGGCCGCACTCGTATCGTCGATATTCTGGGCTTTAAAGATGTCCCGACCAGCGATGCAATCGTGGTGGGTGATTTGCTGGCGTGGATGGAAGACGAAACCGGTCTTATGGGTGAAGCTGCCTTCCTCGCTTATGCTGCGAAAATCTCCGAAGGAGCGACGGAGCATGGGTAAGTACCTTATCAACGTTGCCTTTAACACGCGGGTCAATAAAACGATCCGCACGTTGGAGATTGCAGAGTCGTTTGGCCTGGGTCTGGAGGAAAAAGAGTGGACTCTCTATGACAACCTTGAGCTGGATATTGCAGGCGGCGACGTCGTTTACGTGACAGGTCAGTCTGGTTCCGGTAAGTCCGTTATTTTGCGTGAGCTACAGAGTTTGATGGCGAAAAACGGTCAAACTGTTGCGTCCATTGATGACTTCGTCTTTCGGGACGATACCAACGTAATAGACCAGTTGGGGAAAACCACCAGCGACGCGCTGGGCCTGTTGTCCATGGCCGGCTTGAATGATGCCTATCTGTTTGTGCGGAAGCCGTCTGAGATGTCGGACGGTCAAAAGTACCGTCTCAAAATCGCCAAGCTGATTGAGTCCGGGGCTGATGTCTGGGTAGCTGACGAATTTGGAGCCGTTCTTGACCGTGTCACGGCGCAGGTTGTTGCGTCGAACCTACAGCGTGCCGCCCGCGCTGCCGGCGCAACGGTTATCGTCGCTACCACGCACGAAGATTTAAAGAACGCGCTGCGTCCGTCTGTGCAGATCACCAAGCACTACAAAGAACGTGTGAAGGTGGACTATGAGCATTGATAGCAAGGTTTTTCCAATCTTCGAGGGCGCCCAGCTGCGGCGCCGCTTCACCACTGAAGGCGAATGGCGTGAATGGCTGAGAGCGCACGGTGCATACGGTTTCCGCGTGGCGCCTTATTACAGTCGCTGCGTGGTTGTCTTCGGCGCCGCTCGTTATGTCGAAACCATGAAACAGCTATACGGAGTGGATGACAGCCAGTTCATTGATGACGTGGGCGGCTGGGTCACTGATATGGGTTACTTCGAAGCCGATCGCTCTGTGCATGGTGTGTTCCTGCCAGACAGTCAGGACGAGAAAACACTGTGGCATGAAGCATTGCACGTCGCGATGTCGACGGCTGAATCTCACGGTGTACATCTGTCCGATCAGGAAGCCATCACCTATCTACAGGGCTACGTCGCGGAAATGCTCGATGCGGCATTTCGTCAGTTTAAGGCTGATAAGAAAGCCGGTGGCTTGCCCCCGATCGCCTCAATCGTAACACGAGATCCTCATACGATTCGCCAGGGTGGGTTCGAGAGTGTCAGAAAGGTGATGAAGCGATGAACGATGTAGTTATCACGCACCACCAGCCTGAAGAGTTCCCGCGCCATCTGGATTTCATGGAGCGCATCGTGGTGAAGAGAGGGACGGTTGAGGATTGGAACGCGCTGAAAGGGTTGCACTACAAAACAGACGGCAAGCCGTTCGCACCATCCTACTATCGCGCCGAACTTGACGGCCGTCTTATCGGTGTTTTGGTTATGGCCTATCCGAAGCTGCTGCTGGCGCCGCGCCACCGCATGTTCCCAGACATTAAGCCAACGTCGAACACGAAAGAGGCTAATCAGATCTGGGGTAAGCGCGTGAATCAGGAGTTCGCCGTTGTCAGTCGTCTGGTGGCCGATACGCAGTACCGTGGGCTGGGGCTTTCGTACCGGTTCATGAATATTGCCAGTCGTATGCACGACAAGCCAATTCTGGAAGTTCAGTCGTCGATGAGCAAATACAACCCGTTCGCTATGAAAGCAGGGTTCCAGTTTATCAAACCAGAACGACCACGCTCCTACGAAAGCGCTCTAAAAGTCTTCCAGCGCCATTTCAGAGCTGACCCTGGCGATAACGAGTCTGTGGTGAAAGAGCTGCTTAAAATGGCGGAGGGGCGCAGGAAACGTGCATTGCATGATCTGGTTGCGAACTACCACAAAAATTCAAGTCTGGCTAAAGCTGGCCGAAACCGCGGAACGACAGTACAGGACATTGCTGACTCGCTGACTGACGAGAGCAGTATTGTGAAGCTGCTGAAGGATATTCACACACTGAGCTTCACCAGCCCTCTGTATGGCGTGTATCGGAACCCAGACTTCGGTCGCCAGCTGCCGGACGTTTTACCGCTTCTGGCATTTGATAACCAGCCGCTGGATGCGCCGCTGGATTTAACGAAAATTTTGTAAGGATACAAAATGAACCTGACATCAAAGCAAAAAGACATCATCAAAACAATCAGTCTCGGTTATGAGCGTGGGCATCTTCTCGATCTGGATGAGTTGCTGGAGATCCTGCCATACCGAACCTCCAAGCAGAGTATGCAGTTTTCTCTACGTGCGCTCATCAAAAAGGGACTGGTTGAAAAGCACGACTGTCGGCCGCGGGGCGAAACGCTGCATCATCGTCGGACGCTGGGGCTGACTATCTTGGGCAGAGCAAAAGCAAAAATGCTGCTGGTGTAGTTGAAAGAGCCTGATTCTGTATGTTTTTAAAAGAAGAACTGCCAGATATATAAATATCCAGAGCACGGCTCTGTTTTTTTAGTTTTTTGGTTGCTTAGTAAACAACTACCACCAGAAAACAATTTGTTTTAAGGCGTCAGGAAGATGCCGAGCGGAATTAGAGGGAACTATGACAGAAACCGCCAAAAAACCGCGCCTGTCTCCGGCGCAGTGGGCAGAGATTGAGGCTAAGTGGCGCTCCGGCGAATACACCTTATCAATGCTCGAAGAAGAGTACGGCACGCGCTCTGAAACCTTCTCGCGGTACTTCAAAAAGAAGGGTATCGCCAAAGGCTCAGACAGTGTCGGTGAGATGATCCGCGAGTCGCTTAAATCGGATGCAGAAATCCGTGCACGTGCACGTGCGCAGAAAATCGAAGAACGAAAAGAATCCTACGATACCTGGGCGCAAAACATCGGCCGCTTGACCATGAAAGAGGTTCTGAGTGCCACCCGAGAGGGTAAGCCATTGGCGCTCATTGAGGACAACATCAAATCGCTTCAGCGAGCCAGTGCGGTCATTCAGAAATGCTTTGACGTGACCAGTCGTGCGTTAGGTCTGGAAAAAGACGATGACATCAGTGACGAGATCCCGAATTTGGTCTTCGGTGAGCTGACATCAGCCCAGGTTAGCGAACTCAAGAAAATGGACGAGGATAATCTGGTCGATGACGTTGAGATGCTGGATGCGTTCGATGAAGACGACGAGGGGGATGACTAATGGCTATGCCATCCTCCCTGAGCTTGGTTCAGTTGCATTCGGGGCAGATGAGGGTCTTCAAGTCACCGCACCGCTTCAAGGTGGTGTGCGCCGGTCGACGCTGGGGCAAGTCACGACTGTCGATTTCTAAAATCATCAAAGCGGCCGCAGCTGACCGCAAACAGCGTGTCTGGTACATCGCACCAACGTATCAGATGGCACGACAAATTCTGTGGGATGACCTTCAGGAAGTATTGCCTCGTAAGTGGATCGCGAAGAAAAACGATACCACGATGACAATCATCCTGAAGAACGGCAGTGAGATCGCGCTAAAAGGGGCGGATAAGCCGGATACGCTTCGTGGTGTTGCTCTGAACTTTGTCGTACTGGATGAGTTTCAGGATATGAAGCCGGACACCTGGTACAAGGTGCTTCGACCGACGCTGTCGTCTACCCGCGGTGGTGCGCTGATCATCGGTACGCCAAAGGGCTTCTCAGAGTTCCATAAGCTATTCATGATCGGCCAGAACCCAGAGATGCAAGCAAAAGGGTTGTGGAAGAGCTGGCAGTTTGTGACGGCAGATTCTCCATTCGTCCCAGATAGCGAGATCGAAGCGGCCAAAAACGACATGGACCCTAAATCGTTCGCGCAGGAGTATCTTGCTTCGTTCGAAAATATGTCCGGTCGTGTGTATTACCCGTTTGAACGTGGTGTGCATGTAAAGCCTCTGCAATTCAATCCACGCTTACCTATCTGGGTGGGGCAGGACTTCAACATCGACCCAATGTCATCGGTGATCCTGCAGCCGCAGCCTAACGGCGAAGTTTGGGCGATTGATGAGGTTGTCCTGTTCTCTTCCAACACGTCAGAAGTGTGTGATGAGTTGGAGAGACGGTATTGGCGCCAGAAAAGCCAGGTGACAGTTTTCCCTGACCCCGCTGGTGCATACCGACAGCACGCGCGAGGTGAATCGGATGTGGACATCTTCAAGGAGAAGGGGTTTATGCGAATTGACCATCCGAAGAAGCACCCGCCGATCGCTGACCGTGTGAACGCAGTAAACCGACTGCTACTGACCGCTTCAGGCGACGTGCGCATGTACATCGACCCGAAATGTAAGCATCTGATCGATTCACTGGAGAAGGTGGTTTATAAGCCAGGTGGCCGTGACATTGATAAAACTGGAAACGTCGAGCACAGCGCCGATGCCCTGGGTTATCCAATTCATCGTCGATTCCCGGTCAAGACTCGTGTTATTCTTGGTGGATCGAGATAAGTAAGTATTTACTAACGTAAGGATATGACAAATGGAATTGTCTACTAAAATGATTCAGGATCTGGTGAACCGTCGCCATCCTGATTACGAAACGCGCAAAGCGCATTGGGACTTCATCGCGGCCACTTACGCTGGTGGCCGTACATGGTTTAAAGACAACATCTTCCGCTACTTCAAAGAGGGGGATGCTGAATTTAAAGAGCGACTGGAGCGTGCTTACCGGTTTAACCACACTCGCGAAGTAGTGAACCTCATCAACAAATACCTGTTTAAAGAGGATATTCACCGCTGCGAGGACGACGCGCCGCAATCTGTAAAAGACTTTTGGAAACGTGCAACACGCCAGAACATGAATATCGATGACTTCATGGCCGAAGTCGACCTGCAGTCATCAATTTACGGTCGTATCTGGGTTGTCGTGGATAGCACTGTATCGGGTGAAATTGAGTCGAAAGAGGATCAGAAGAAATCTGACGGCCGCGCTTACGCCTATTGGGTATCGCCACAGCAGATGCTGGATTGCGCGTGGGATGAAGAGGGTAATCTGAGCTGGATTCTGATCTGCGAAATCGGTCGTGATGACTCTGACCCTTTCAAATCCTCCGGCAAAGAGTTCCTTCGTTACCGTTTATGGACAAAGACCGACTGGTATCTGTTCCGTGAAGAGAAAAAGGGCTCACGCGCCGGCAATCGAGCGAAGGTGATTCTGGAAGATTACGGTTCGCATGGCCTCGGCATGGTTCCGGTATTCCCGGTCGATTGTATGGGGCAGAGTGAGTCGCAGTATTTCAGCCCGTCGCTTATTGATGACATCGCTTACCTCGACCGTGCCGTGGCGAACTATCTGTCTAACCTCGATGCCATCATCCAGGATCAGACATTTTCCCAGCTGGCCATCCCTGTTCAGTCGCTGTTGCCTGGCGACGAGAACCACAAAAAAGTGCTGGAGTTTGGTACGAAGCGCGTCTTCACCTACGACGGCGAAAACGGAGCGCAACCATTCTACCTGTCGCCGGACCCGAAACAGGCGAGCATGATTATTTCGACCGTTCAGCAGATCATCAATGAGATCTATCACTCTGTCGGCGTGGCTGGTGAGCGGACGAAGCAGGACAACGCTAAGGGTATCGACAACTCCAGCGGCGCGGCCAAGCTGTATGACTTCCAGCGAGTGAATAGTCTGCTTATCAACAAATCAAGCCGCCTGCAGCGAGCCGAGGAAATGCTGATGAAGCTGGTGACTGCATGGATGGGTGACAAACTGCCAGAAGATGACGAGCTGGTGGCGTACCCTGAGAGCTTCGACATTCGTGGTCTGACTGACGAGTTCAGTGTTGCCCAGAACCTGCAATTGCTCCAGGCACCGGATTCTGTGCGTCGTTATCAGATGGAGATCCTGATTGATAAAATCTTCCCGAACCTCCCGAAAGAGAAAATGAAGGAGATTGAGAAAGATTTATTGCAATTTCCTCCAAAAAATGAACCTATGGGGGTTGAAAGTAAGTTAGCACTTACTTATGATAAAGGTACAGCCCGAGAAACTGGGCAAGAGAAGTCCCAAGGAACAGGGAAAACATCACCCAAGAAACCGGGTAATGACGAATAAAAGGATTTTTGAATGAAGTTATGGCAGTGGATGCAGTTGGCCCATACCGGGTACATGGACGTTGCGGGCAAAGAAGAGTTAGGCGGTGGCGGTGGCGGTGGCGGTGGTGAATCCGGCGCAGAAGTTTCAGACGTTGAGAAGGGCGCTGCCCAAATTGACGATCTGGATGGTCTGAGTGCTGAAGAGCTGATTGCTAAAGTCCGTGAAGAGCGTAAAACCTCCGCGACTTTGCTGAAAGAAAGCATGAAGCGAAAAGGCAACGAGCAATCTCTGAAGGAAAAGCTGGCTCAGTACGGTGATATTGCACCGGAACGCGCCATCGAGTTAGTCCAAGCTGAGTCCGCTGCTCAAAAAGCTCGTGAAGACGCGGAGCGTCTGGAGCTAGAACGCCGCGGCGAATTTGACGCTGTTAAAAAGCAGATGGTCGAAGCGCACGGCAAAGATCTGGAAGGTCGTGACACTCGCATCGCTGAACTCGAAGCGGTTATCGCTGGCATGAAAGGTGAGCTGGTTGAGAAAACCATCGGAACCTCTTTTAGCGAGTCCAACTTCCTGCGTGAGAAAGTCCTGATGACCCCAGCAAAGGCTCGTGTCATTTACGGCGCTCACTTTGAGATTGGCGAAGACGGCCGCGTCGTTGGTTTTGACAAACCAGCTGGCGCAAAAGATCGCACGGTTATGGTTGATGGACAAGGTAGTCCACTGGCGTTTGAAAGTGCTATTGAGCGCATTCTGCGTGCTGACCCTGAAGCTGACGCTTTGCTGCGCAGTGAAGCTAAGCAAGGTGCTCACTCTAAGACCACCACCAAACCGAAACTGAATACCGAAACCAAGATGTCGACACTGGATAAGTTGACCGCTGGCATTGGTAAATTGAACAAGTAACAAACATCTTAATCATAAGGAAATGAAAGATGCCTTTACTGCGTGAAGAAGCTGAAAAGCTGAGTAATAACGAACTGGAGCAGGGCGTAATCGAAACGATTATCGACCGTGATGACCTGTTTGCAATCCTGCCGTTCTTCAAAGTGAACAGCAAAGCCTATCTGTACAACCGCGAAGCGACCCTGTCTGAAGCCGGTTTCATCGACGTGAACGATGTGATCCCTGAAGGCGCTGCAACCTTCTCCGAACATACCGCGAAGCTGCGTATTATGGCCGGTGATGTGGATGTTGATAAATTCCTGGCTACCACCATGGATGACACCAACAGCCAGCTGGCGATTCAGATCCGCGCGAAAGTGAAAGGTCTGGCGCGTGCGTTCCGCCGCAATCTGATCCAGGGTGACGAAACTCTGAATCCGAAGTCCTTCAACGGTATCGCGAAGCTGATGGCTGCGGACCAGAACATCGCGGCTAACGCCTCTATGACCTTCTCCATGCTCGATGAGCTGGTGGATGCGGTTAAAGATCTGGGCGCTGACTGCCTGATGGTTCGCTCCGAGCACCTGCGTGCTTATCGTGCGCTGCTGCGTACCGTAAACGCTGGCCCGAGCGAAATCATGGTGGAGAACTTCGGTCGACCGATGCTGACCCACAACGGCATTCCGTTCATCGTGAACGACTTTATCCCGGTTACTGACGGCGCGGCTCCGATTTACTGTCTGCACATGTCCGAAGAGAACGGCCTGTCCGGTATCTACGGCGGTGACAATGCCGGTATCGTTGTCGAGTCCATCGGCACCGTTCAGGATAAAGACGCAACCCGTACCCGCGTTAAGTGGTAC